ATGGGGCGGTATACAGTCCGAGCCCTCATCGTCCTCACCGCACTCGCATGGGGAACCCTCTGCACGGAGGTCTTCCTTGACGTTCTCAACAGCAAGGGTTTCGCTGTCCTGTGTGTGGTTTCGGCTCTCGCGCCGGTCCTCGCACTGATCCAGGCGCACGCGGAACAGGACCGGCGCACCATGATTCAGGCAACACAGATGCTGTGCGAGCGCATGGAACAGGCGACGAAGGCCCATACCGAGCGGATGGAACAGGCGCTGAGACGCCTGGCGCAGTTCCTCGCCGAAGGGCAGGTCCTCGTCGGGAAACTGACTGCCCTGTGGAAACAAGCAGAAGTAGGGGCGGTCCATGACTCGAATGCCTGGGCCGACTCGCCGGCCGACACCGGGCCATTCCCGATCTACGGGAACGGCTCGATGAGTTAGACAGACATGCCGGAGAGGCCGCGGGTCACACCCGCGGCCTCTTCTTTTTGCTCTGCGCCGCCCGGAACATCACCCGTCGCATGTGGGCGTAGGCCTGCAGCAACTCGTTCCGGGATTCCTCGGTCACCTCTCCCATCTCGATGATCTCCCACGCGACGGGGTCGTCGATGATGTTGTCGGCGGCCGTCAGATCCTCGGGCCGGGCAAGGCGGCGCTCTACGAGGAGTTCGCCGAGCGTTTGCCCAGTCCTGGGGACGGAGCCGGCCGCCCGAGGCTGGCTGCCGGGTGCCTGTGTCGCCTCGCCGCCGCTCTCGATGGCCTCGATGGATCCGCGGGTCCACCCGAGCGCGTCTTCGAGGCGGGCGGCCATGAGGGGTGTGACGCTGGCTTCGCCTTTGCGGATGCGCCGCAGGTGTGCGGTGGACATTTCGGCTTTCACGGCTAGTTCGCCCCACTCCATGCGTAGTTGGAGTCGCCGAGCGTCGATCGCGGCGGTGAGACGGCTGTGGGTCATCTCCATGGTTGCCATCCTCGGCTCCTTGTCGGGCGGCAGTGGGTGCACTTTAGCGCACATGCGCACGTCAACGTACAGTTGATCATTTGCTGTGGACTTGACGAAAGTGTAAGGGCGCCGTCTATTGCTCATGAGCGCCCATGAGCGATAAAGTCGCCTCATGGCTCGGACATCATTACCGGCTCGAACGCCACTACTCGACCTTCCCTTCGATGGAGAGCGACTGCGAGCGGTCCGCCGACAGGCGCGACTCACGCAAGAAGAGCTTGCGCAGCTCTGCAGCACGCAAGGCACCCCCGTCTCCCGGTTCCAGGTAGTGCGGGCGGAGAGCGGCAAGTACATGCCGCACCCCGACGTGCTGGACGCGTTCGTGGCAGCCCTCGACATCAGGGTTGACGACCTCCTGACACCGCGCGAAGAAATCAGGCAGGAGTCTGCCCGATGACCGCCGGAAAGATCAATGCCAGTCGCGACGGGGTGACAGGTAACTATCCAGACGTAACGCCCGTCCGGCGCATTTGCCGCACCGTCGCAGAAACCGCACAAGCCGGATGGGACGACGGCGCGAACGACCCGCCGCTCACCCCCGACCAGGTGACACGCCTGGCGGCGCTGCTCGGCCCCTACCTCCGCCCGGACGCGGCCTCCGTCGAGGACGCCGCAACCCGGAGGAGCGCGTGATGCGCGGCCCGTGGCTGCCGCCGATGACCGGCTCGGTGTGGGTGTGCGAGCAGGGCCGCCCCCACCTGATCGGCGAGCCCTGCGCCTGCAAGCCCCGCTGACCCCTGAGGAGATCCCCGTGCTGGCCGCTCACGAGCGCTACGTGAACTACCACAAGCAGAACGGCACCTACGACCGGGTCACCCCGCGTCAGCGCAGCCGGATCCGCCACAAGGCGAACCACCAGTTGCTGGAGGCCGGGATCCGCCGCGAGCAGGCGTCCGCCGATCGAGCGAAGACCCGCTGAACCCCCCGCATTGCTGCGGGCCCCAGCCGTGCACCCGGCCAGGACCCGCCGAACAGCCGCTCAACCCCTTTGATCAAGAGGAGCAGAAGTTCGTGGACACCACGGTACACAGCACCACCCACACCTCACAGATCTTGCGGCAGGCGGCCGACGCCTTGGGCGCGCTGCCCCACCCCCGGGTGAACGCCGTCGACCTGCACATGGCCCTGAACGGGGCCGCCCCCACCTACCGGGACGGGCAGACGGCCCTGGACGCCCTGGCCCGCCACCTGGACGCGACGGGCGGCGACGTGGAGTGGCTGAACTGCTGGACCGAGCCTCGTAGCCGTGACGTGGTCGCGGCCGAGGTGCGCGCCGCAGCCGAGTACGCCGACGACGGCGCCGTGGCAGGTGTCCGATGAGCGGCGAGCCGAAGGTGTCCGCGGATGGCTGGGGCGTCGAGGTCAACGAGTGCGCCATCAACGCGGTACACACCGCTGCTGAATGGTGGGCGATCTTCCGGATCCGCTTCGAGCCGACCGGCCGCATCACCACCCTGGTTGTCTCCCTCGGCGGCGATCGCGTCCATGTCGCCTGCGACGGCCGCACGCACGCCGACGAGCTGATGGCCATGTTCATCGAGCGCGGCATCCACAAGTCGGCGCTGAAGGTCAAGCAACTTCGGCAGGCGTCGGCGGTGACGAGGTGACCGCCCCCGCGCCCACCTTCGGCGCCTCCCACCGGGGCAACCACATCCCGCACCCCGCCCAGCCCGGCCAGTGGCTGACCCTCATGGAAGAGCCCCGCCCCTGCCCGCACGGCTGCTGCCGTGTCGCCTACGCCTTCGCAGGGGTCGCCGGGCGCCCGGAGCTGGTGCACGTCCCCGCGTCCACTCCGATCACCGTGCTCGCCGCGCCGGGAGGTGCCCGATGAAAATCGGCACCCGCACCGTGATCTTGGGGTGCGACCTTCGCGTCGGGGACGTGATCGTGATCCTCGGCGACGAGCACCGCGTTGACCGCTTGGAGCCGTACACCGGCGACCTGCTCGGCGAGCTCGGCAAGGGCACCCGGATCGCCTACAGCGGCGCCTCGTGGGGCATGACGGTCCCCCCGGATCAACTCGTCTACATCCTCCCCCGGCTCGACGGGCAGGTGTCCGCATGAGCCTGACCAACCGTAAGCGGATCGACTTCTTCGACGCGATGACCCCCGCCGAACTGCGGGACGCGTGGATCTATCTGGTCGGTTCCTGGCCGGAGGCTGTCGACGACGCCATCGCCCAGGTCAAGCGGCTCCGCAAGCCGTCCGGCGGTGACCGATGACCGCCCAGCCGGCGACCGTCACCGACGTCCAGCGCCTCGAAGACCTGGCCGTCCGCCACCTCAACGGCGAATGGACCACCGCGTGCGAGATCGAGCTGACCGGCCTGGTGGCCATCCGCCCCGCCGAGGAGACGTGGGGCCTGTTCGAAGACTTGACGGAGGCCGTACGGCTCCGCGCCGGCCTCAACGACTCCACCGTGCATTGGTCCGAGGTCAACGACCGGCTGACCGGGTCTGACCGCTCCTACGACGCGTGGCAGATCGCCTGCCAGCGGGCCGACGAAGCCGCCCGCGCGCTGCTCAACGGGAGGCACTGATGACCCTCCAGGAAGACGACACCCGCCGGGTGCGGCTGCTGTCGCTGATGGACCCGTTCGCCCCCGAAGAGGTCGGCAAACTCCCACGGATCACCTGCGGCGCATGCTCATCCGACCGGCGCAAATTCTGCGACGACCACAAGAAGGAACGCTGCAACACCTGCAACTCCTCCATCACCACCAAGCACATCCACCTGGACTACGTGGGCCACGCCGATGTGACCCGCCGCCTGCTGTCGGTGGACCCGGAGTGGACGTGGGAACCGGCCGCCGAGGACGACCAGGGCCTGCCGGTCCTGGACACCGACGACCGCGGCAACCCCGTCGGCATGTGGATCAAACTCACAGTGCTGGGCGTGACCCGCCGCGGATACGGCTCGTGCCCGTCCAACCAGGGCGACGCCGTGAAAGTGCTGATCGGCGACGCGCTGCGGAACGCGGCGATGCGGTTCGGCGTGGCCGTGGACTTGTGGGCGAAGGGCGACCGGGCCGACCCGTCCACGGAGAACGCGGTGGCAGCACCCGGCCGGCGCGCCCAACCGCAACGGCGGGAGGCCCAGCAGGCCCGCTCGCAGGTCGACGCGGGCGCGTCCGCGCAGGTGCTCGGCGAATACCAAGGCATGATCGCCGCCGCGACCACTGCCGATGAGGTGCGGGCCCTGATGAAGCGCGGCATCGACGACTTCAAGGTCGGGCGCCTGGACAACGCCGCCGCCAACCAGGTGCAGCAGGCGTGCAAGCAGCGGCTGGACCGGTTGGCCAACCAGACCGCCACCGGGCTCCCCGCGAACAAGGACGGCTCGGTGTCCCGGTCGAAGCTGACCGACGAGGAAAAGGCCGCGAACGGGCTCATGACCGACTCCCAGGTGCGCGAGCACAACAAGCTCGCCCGGGACACGGTGGCCAACCCCCGGGCGGCCGAGCGGATGGCCACCACCCCGCCTGACGACCCGTGGGTGAACGGGAGCGGGTCATGACGACGCCGCCGCCATCCGCGCCGCAGTTCCAGTTCATCGACGAGGACGCCGTCCTTACCCCGCCCGAGGCCGAGCGGTATCTCAAGCAGGTCAGCAACGAACTGGCCCGCGCGCAACTGGCCCTGCAGCGGCTCCGCTACCACGAGCTCAAGCTGGACCGGACCTTCACCGAAAAGCGCACCCAACTCCTGCTTTCCGAGGAGTGCCCGAAGGTCGGCCGTTCGGAGGGCTGCGTGACGGTCGACGAGCGGGACGCCTGGATCAACAGCCAGATCCCCGAGTACTGGCCGTTCCGGTCGGCCCAGGTGCAGACGAAGAACGCCGAAGACCACCTGAAGAGGGTCAGCAAGCAGGCGTCGATTGCGCAGTCGCTGAACAACAGCGCCAGGGAGCTCTACGGCACCGGGGGGCGTTCGTGAAGCGCTCGCCTCTGCGTCGAGGCGGCCCCTTGCAGCGGCACAAGCCCCTCGAGGGCGGCCAGCCGCCGGCGCGTAGGACTCGGCTCCGCCAGCAGTCCACGAAGCGGCAGGCCGAGAACCGCGAGCGCCGGGCCATGGCCGACGAGCGGTTCCCCGACGGCCGACCGATGTGCATCGTCCCCCGGTGCGGCAAGCCTGCCGACGACCTGCACGAGCCGCTCACGAGGGCGCGAGGCGGGTCGATCACGGACCCGGACGCCAGCGAGCCGACCTGCCGCGACCACAACGATGAGCTGACCAAAGAGCCCGCCTGGGGCTACGAGCTGGACCTGCTCGTGCACTCGTGGGACCGGCGGACGGCCGCGCAGATCGCTGCTGACCGGCGCCGGAAGCTCGCGGCGTGGGCCGAGCTCCACCGGGAGGCGTCATGAGGCCCGAGGCCAGGGTGTGGCGCAAGGCCCGCCGTGCCGCTCTCAAGGGCATGGAGCATGGCCGCCGGTCGACGCACCAGGTGAAGACCCAGGAGCCCGTGCGCGGGTCCACGTGGACGCGTCGCCACCCGGGCGAGATGCCGCCGTGGCTGCGCCGCTACTGGGCGAGGTCATCGTGACCGACGCCGGCGAGGAGCCGGAGCCCGGCCCGGTGGTGGAGATGGCTCGCTGCGACTACTGCCGCCAGACGCTCCCCGTCGACCACCGCTGCCCTGGTGGCGCCCCCGTAGAAGACCCCGACGACGAGACCTGAACCGTGGCCCCGCGCCATGCCAGGCGCGGGGCGGCAACCACAAACGAGGAGAACGAAATGCAGCAATACGCCAACCCTATAGACGCCCCCGTCGTCCCGCTGACCCGCAGCGGCGCCAAGTGGATGCAGGACCGGCTCGTCGAGGAAGAGGCCCACATCTTCACGCTGGAGCAGGAGATGGCCGTCATGGCGCTCCTGCGGGAGGAGCACGAGGAGACGGCGGCCCGGTACCGGGCGCGCTTGGGCGTAGCGGTGTCGCTGCTGCCGCCGCTCACCGAGGTCATCGGCGACCCGGAGCATCAGCTTCCGGTGGAGGCGCAGGCGTGCGAGGCGGCGAAAGAGCAGCAGCGGCGGGCTGAGCACCCGTACGGCCCTTCGACGCTGCCGGATCTGCCGCAGGCCACCGGGCATGTGGACGTGCCGGGCGAGTTCCCGTCGCTGGACCTGGCCGCCGCCCCGGTGCGTATCACGGCTCCGGGCTGGACCGGTCCCGCCGTTGACGAGGAGGCCGGGAAATGAGCGTCAAGAACAAGGGCCACGAGGGCTTGTGGTGGACGGACCCCGAGCACCCAGACGAGAACCCCGAGGACCGCGCCAACTACGACGTGGCGTTCGCGAAGGTCCCGAAGCCGAGGGCCGTCGTCCCGTCCCGCGACCAGATCCTCGCCCGAGGAGACCGTCGTGGCTGATCTCTTCGTCTTCCGCAGCACCCACCCCGACGCACTGGCCGCATGGCACACCGCCCACGAGCAGGCGCAGGAGATCGGCCGGCAGCGCCGCACCCTCCTCGACGACATGGGTTTCGCCGGCCGCCCTGCCTTGATCAACGAGGGACGCATGCTCGGTGTCGAGCACCGCGACGAGCACGGACCGATCCCGGAGGGGTGGCGTCGCGACCGGCACACCGATGGCGCGATCGTCCCCCACCGTCGCACCAAGACCGGCGCGGCGATCGGCAAGAAGCTCGACGCCCTCACCATGCCGGACGTGCGCAGAAAGCTCCCTGGCGGCATGCCGGAGATGGCGTGGGACCTGGGCAACGGCCGCGTCTACTACCCCGGTATCAGCCTGCACGGCGACGCACTGTACGTCCGCTGGGGCGGTGATCCGGAGAAGTCCGAGAGAAGCGTGCGCCTGGACCCCGGGGTGTGGGAGCGCCTGAAGCTCTCCGAGTACTACGCCGTCCTTGAGGCCGAGGCCCAGACGGGCGGTGCGTCGTGAAGAACACCGGCCCCGGGATCCTCTCCGTCGGCATCGGCACCCTCGTGGTCGCCCTCGGCCTGATCGCCGCGTCGCTGTCCCCGCTCCCCGCTGTCGGCACCACCCCGTCTCCTGCCCCCGGGCCTGTGGTCCATGACGTGCACGGAGGTGCGCGATGAGCGCCGCAGAGCAGAGGGTCGTGTGCGCCAACGAGGACCACGGCCGCCCCACCACCGCTGTCGCCCGCTTGTCGTGGCCTGACGGCCGCTACAGCCCCACGACGGCCTGCGTCAGCCACCTGCAGTGGGCCGTCCGCGACTCGCTCGATGTGAGCCACGTCGTGCTAGTGGAGCCAGTCCACGAGCACGAGCGGACGGCCTACCGCAACTACGACGTCACCCACTCGATCAAGAAGGTCGCCGAACTCCACCGCCGCGCCTACTCCGAGCCGGTCAAGGCGATCCTCCTCGAAGCGCCAGACCACCCCCACTACGAGGAGATGCCCGAGACGCTGGAGGAGCGGGAGAAGTTGCCCGCACGCTTCCATACTCCGGTCTGGATGGGTGACTCGCAGCCGACTGCGTGGCTCTGCGCCGTCTGCTGGGACGAGGGGACGGCCACCCGGTGGCCGTGCAAGGCGGCGTCGGAGCACGGCGGCGAGGTGTTCGCCCGATGAGCACTGCACGCGAGGCCAAGCACTGCTGGGAACTCGTCTACGGCAACGGAGCCGAAGTCGACACCGGGGACTGTGTCCCTCACTACAGGTCCGAAGACGAGGCCGCGAAGGAAGCCGGGGTCTACACGCTGCCGTCGCTGGGCGTGCCGCTGCCTCGCCAGCTCGACCACCCGTGCGTGGAGGTCGCGTCGTGCGGGTGCTGCGACGAGCAGTTCGGCGAAGACGCAGTGGAGCACTTCGACTCGCAGGCCGAGGCGGACCAGGCCGTGAAGGATGCGGGCTGGGTTCAGGCCGAGGACGGCGCGCTGACGTGCAATGTCTGCCTGGACGACTGCGACTGCCAGGACGAGGCTGCGACCGCCGAGACGGGCGGTGCGTGATGCCCTCCCTCGACATCCTCGGCGTGCTGGCCTGGTTCACCAACCCGGGCAGCCTGCGGACATTCACCGCGTTCGCCATCACTCTCGCCCTGCTCGCCAGCCTCGGCCTCGCCGTGCTGTACATCAACCGCCTCCCCAAGAGGCGCAGACGCCGCAGGCCGTCCGTGGACGAGCTGGCCGACCCCACCTACAACCCCGACCTCGACGGACCCGGAAGGGGGAGACGGTGAACCGCGCCCAACGGAAGAGCGACCGCCGGAAGCTGATCGCCGACCTCGACGCCGCTCTCGCCCGCGAAACCGCGCTCAACGAGACCAACGCCCACCTGCGGCGCATCATCGGCGAACGAGACCGCGCCCACACCGACGAGGTCCGCCGCGTGCTGGACCGGATCATCACCGAAGGCGCCTCCATCGAAGAGGTCGCCGAGGAACTGGCGGCGCTGACCGTCCCCGCACAGGTGGCCCGGGAGCTCCGGCTGGCCGACAACTACGAGCCGCGCACGGGCCTGCACCTCATCCGCCAGCGCACCGGGGGAGGGGCGTCGTGCTGACCCTCATGGATTGGTTTTGTGGGGCCGGCGGCTCCTCACAGGGAGCCCACGCAGTCCCCGGCGTGGAAGTGACCCGGGCGGCGAACCACTGGCAGAAAGCCATCGAGTCCCACGCCGCGAACTTCCCCCAGGCCGACCACTGGCGAGGGGACATCCGCGAAGCTCCCGTGCACCGCTGGCCCACCGCCGACCTGTTCTGGGCCTCACCCGAGTGCCCGCAATGGTCCAACGCCCGGGGCAAGCGGCGAGACTTCGCCTCCTCGCTACAGGACTCCCTGTTCGGCGAGGTGCGCGACGACGAGGCCGACCGGTCCCGGGCCCTCATGGAAGAGGTGCCGACCTACCTGCGTGGCGCTCAGGACCGTGGCGGGCTGGTGCTGGCCGGCGTCGTCGAGAACGTGGTCGACGTGCGCGCCTGGGACCAGTGGGACCGGTGGATCGGCGAGATCAAGAAGCTGGGTTACCGCACCCGGGTCATCGCGATCAACTCGATGCACGCCCACGCCACCCGCACCCCGACCGCCCCGCAGAGCAGGGACAGGCTGTACGTCGCCTACTGGCACGAGAGCCTCGGCCGTGACCCGGACTGGGACAAATGGCTGCGCCCCAAGGCGTGGTGTGAGGCGTGCGGCCAGGTCGTCAACGCCCTGCAGGTGTTCAAGACGCAGGGCGCCGACGTGGGCCGCTACCGGCAGCAATACGTGTACCGGTGCCCCCGGTCCGCCTGCCGGAACGCGATCGTCGAGCCCAACGTCCTCCCGGCCGCGGCCGCCATTGACTGGTCGCTGCCCGGACAGCGGATCGGCGACCGATCCAAGCCGCTGGCCGACAAGACCTTGGCCAGGATCCAGGCGGGCCTGAAGAAGTACGCCCGCCCCATCACTCTGGAAGCCGCGGGCAACACCTTCGAGCGACGCCCCGGAGTCCACACCTGGCCCGTGGACGGGCCGCTGACCACGCAGACCACCACGGCGACCAAGGCCATGGCCTACGAGCCGTTCACGGTCCCGGCCGGCGGCACGTGGCGCACCGACGCGACCCCGGTGTCCGAGCCGATGCCGACCCGCACCACGCGGGAGAACGACGGCATCGCCATCCCGCCGTTCCTGGTGCCGCTCCGATCAGGCCGCAACCGCAGCCTGCGCGCCGACATCGACCCGCTCGCCACCGTCGTCGCCGACGGGGGTAACCACGGGCTCGTCGTCCCGCCGCTGCTGATCCCCGTCGAGGGGCGCGACGGCAAGGAGCCCAGCTCCGCCGAGCAACCCCTGCGCACCCAGACCGCGCGCAACGAAACCGGCCTGGCGTGGCTACCGTTCATCACCGAACTCCGAGGCGGCGGCAGCGACGCCCGCCCGGTCTCCGACCCGCTGGCAACGGTCACCGCCTCCGGCAACCACCACGGCCTGGTCGCCCCGGCCGCCATGGTGATGCGGAACAACACCCCACGAGGCGACGCCGCCCAGATGTGCACCCCGGTCACCGAACCGGTCCGCACCCTCACCTCCGCCGGCCACCAGTCGCTCATCACCTGGGAGCACCTGCTGGTGCCCTACTACGGCAACGGGGTGGCCCGACACGTAGCAGAGCCGATCGGCACCCTATCCACCCGCGACCGGTACGCCGTCGTCAACGGCCTGGCCGACATCGACATCGACGACGTGCTGTTCCGGATGCTCGAACCCCACGAGATCGGCCGGGCCATGGCGTTCGCCGCCGACTACACCGTGCTCGGCAACAAGCGGGAGCGCGTCAGACAATACGGAAACGCCGTCACCCCGCCCGTGGCCGAGCTCATCGTCTCCGCCCTCGTGGAGGCCATCACGGGCGAGGCCCTGGAGGTGGCGGCCTGATGTACGCCACCCAGGACCGGGACCACGACGCCCTGTGGCTGCTCCAGGGAGAACTGAAAGTCAACGACGCCATCGTGGCCAAGCAGCGCACCAAGAAGCAGTCGCCCCGTAAAACGCGCAGCGTGGCGACCCCGATCTCAAGCATCCCCGCAACCGACGATCAGCAGCGCAAAACGCTGCGGGTGATGTGCCGCCTGGCCGACAACCACGGATGCTCGGCCATGCGCAAAGACCCGGGGCCGTGCACAGACCCGCGGCACAACGCCGACGCCGCGCTGGCCCGGGAAGCCCTGCTCGCCCTCGGCATCCTGCAGTCCGCGATCACCATGCCCGTCCGGGTCAACGGAGCCGCCGCCAAGGCCACCGGGGTGTGCGCCCAGTGCGGCCGGATCGCCAACCTCCGCAAAGACCGGACGGTGATCGCCCACACCCGCTCCAAGAGCGCGCCCGCCGGGTCGCCGCACTGCCCTGGCACCCACATGCAGCCCCGATCGGAGGCCACCCCGTGACCGCGCTGTTCCCGGTCTCCGAGGCGTACACCGAAGACCCGCTCAATCCGGGGCTTGAAAACCCCACGCCCGTCGAGGTAGTCGCAGAACTCACCCCGCAGCAACGCAGGCTGCGCGTCAAAGGTCTAACCGCCCAAGCCTGGGAGATCATCGACACCGCCCTAGGGGAGCGCCTGCGCGGCCGACAGCTCGTCGCCCGATGCCTGCTGTGGTCCGGCGGCAAAGACTCCAACACCCTGGCCCACCTGATGCGCGGCTACGCCACACACGCGATCCACGCCAACACCGGGATCGGCATCGAGGAAACCCGGCAGTTCGTGCGCGACACCGCCGCCGCGTGGAATCTGCCGCTCATCGAAAAGTGTCCGCCGCCCGGTAGCACTTACCGCGAGCAGGTGCTCGAGCACGGATTCCCCGGGCCCGCCTTCCACTACAAGATGTACCAGCGGCTCAAAGAGCGGGCCCTTGACGAGGCCCGCCACGACCTGGGCGTGGCCAACTCGCGCACCAAAGCCGCCCTGTACATCGCCGGGCGTCGCCGCCAGGAAAGCAAACGGCGCGAGAAGGTGCCGCTGCATGAGGACGACGGCTCGGTGATCTGGGCGTCGCCCATCGCCATGTGGACGTCCCTGGACTTGAACACCTACCGAGACCTGCACGCCGACGTTCCGCACAACCCTGTCACCGACAAGATCCACATGTCCGGCGAGTGTCTATGCGGTAGCTACGCCCACGAGGGCGAGCGGGAAGAACTCGAATTCTGGTTCCCCGAAGTGGTCGCCGACATCGCCGCCCTTGAAGCGGACGTACGTGCGGCCGGACACGAACAGCCCCGATGCGTCTGGGGCTGGGGTGCCGACAGCGACGAGATGCCCTCAGAAACCGGTCGTCTGTGCAACAACTGCCCCGCGCCGAAGAGAAACCAGAACGCCATATTCGAGGCAGGTGCCCTGTGACCGTCACGTTCCCCGCCGACCTGATCCGCCCTTGGTACCCGGCCGGGCGCGAAGGCCACATCTACGCCGACTGTGAGCACCTGCTCCGCGACGTCCCCGAGCCCGCGAAAGGCGCCGGGTGGTTGGACCCGCGCGGCCCCGGCGTGTGCAAGCCCTGCCTGATCCGCCACATCCCACCGTGGGACGCCGAATGCGGCACCTGCAAAGCCTCCATCGCCGACGACCGTGGTTTCAGCGGCGCCCCGTACAGCGAGGACGACGCCAAACGGTGGCAGGCCGAGCACCAGTGCCAGCCCAAGATCCGGCTGATCCCGCCGCCCCGCAAGCCCGCCCCGGCCGTCTCCGCCGGTCAGACCGCCCTGTTCCCCTCCGACCTTGAGGACGCCGCAGCATGAAACTCTCCGTCAACCGTGACGTCTTGGCCGACGCTGTCGCCTGGGCCGCCCGCGCCATCTCCCAGCGCCCCACCACCCCCGTCCTGGCCGGTCTCGTCCTCGACGCCCGAGACGACACGCTCACCCTGTCCGCGTTCGACTACGACGTGTCCGCGCGGGCCACCGTCGAGGCCACCGTCGCCGAACCCGGGCGGGCGCTGATCCCCGGACGCGTCCTCGCCGAGCTCGCCAAAAACCTGCCCAACCAGGACGTCTACATCGCAGCGTCCGAAACCGTCCACGAAGTGGAGATCAGGTGCGGGGGCGCCGAGTTCGGGCTGCCCACCATGCCGCTCGACGACTACCCGACGCTCCCCGAGTCGCCGAAACTGCTCGGCACCGTCGACGCCGGACTGTTCCGCGCGGCGATCAGCCAAGTGTTCCCGGCCACATCCCACGACGACACGCTGCCGATGCTCACCGGCATCCGCTTCGACATCGACGGCGCCGACGTGTCCCTCGGGGCCACCGACCGGTACCGCATCGCCGACCGCGCCTTCACCTGGGACCCAGAGGAGAAGGCGCAAGCCGGGATCGTCATCCCCGGGAAGGCCCTGCACGAGATCAGCCGAGGCCTCGGCACCGGGCCCGTCCAGGTGGGCCTCGACAAGAACATGGCGTCATTCGCCTGCGACGGCCGCACCACAACGGTGCGACTCCTGGACGACCAGTTCGTCGACTACCGCTCCCGGCTCGACGTCGAATGCCCGATCTGGGCCGAGGTGGACATCGCGCCGTTCCTGGCCGCGACGAAACGAGTCGCGCTCATGGCCGAGAAGAACACCGCGGTACGGCTCGCCTTCACCGACGGCGAACTCACCATCCGGGCAGGCGGAGGCGACATCGGGCGCGGATCGGAAACCATCCCCGCCGAGCTCGACGGCGAGCCGATCGAGATCGCGTTCCAGCCGCAGTACCTGCTCGACGCCCTCGCCGCCGCGGTGGTGGACGCCGAGCGGGTGCGCATCGGCATGGACGCGCCGAACAAGCCCGCCCTGGTCGTCCCCGCCGGTGACGCACCCGCGTTCCGCGAGTTGGTCATGTCGCTGAGGTTGTCCTGATGACCGCCACCTACACCGAGTTCCTGTCGGCCAAGGCCTCGCTCGCCGTCCCCGCAGGGCTCGACGTCGACCCGTCCGACGTGCACCCCATCCTCAAACCGCACCAGCGGGACGCCGTGGTGTGGGCGGTCCGCGGCGGCCGCCGCGCCGTGTTCGCCTCGTTCGGCCTCGGCAAGACCCTGATCCAACTGGAGATCCTGCGGCTCGTCCTCGCGAAGCTGGGAGGCGGCCGCGGCCTGATCGTGCTGCCCCTCGGGGTGCGGCAGGAATTCACCCGCGACGCGCGGCTCCTCGGCCTCGAGGTGAGGTTCATCCGCGACGCCGGCGACGCGGCCGCGGACGGCATCTACATGACCAACTACGAGACCGTCCGGGACGGCAAGCTGGACCCTCGGGAGTTCGACGCGGTCAGCCTGGACGAGGCGGCGATCCTGCGCGGGTTCGGCGGCTCCAAGACGTTCCGTGAGCTGATGCGCCTGTACGAAGGCAGCGGAAACTACCGGTTCGTGGCCACGGCCACCCCGAGCCCGAACGAGTACATCGAACTGCTCGCCTACGCGGCGTTCCTCGACGTCATGGACGTCGGACAGGCCAAAACCAGGTTCTTCAAACGCGACTCCACCAAGGCCGACAAGCTGACGTTGCACCCGCACAAGGAAGCGGAGTTCTGGCTGTGGGTCGCCTCGTGGGCGATGTTCCTGCAGCGGCCGTCCGACCTCGGGCATTCCGACGAGGGTTACGTGCTGCCGCCGTTGGACGTGCACTGGCATGAGGTGTCCACCGTCCAAGCCGAAGCGGTGTTCGACCGGCGCGGCCGCGCCCCCCTGTTCCGGGACGCATCCCTCGGCGTCCAGGAGGCGGCCGGCGAGAAGAGGGACAGCCTCGAGGCGCGGGTCGCCAAGATGGCCGAGCTCGTCAACGAGGCCCCCGACGACCACTTCCTGCTGTGGCACGACCTGGAGGCAGAGCGGCACGCCATCGCGGCCTCGCTACCGGATGCGGTCGCCGTGTGGGGGTCGCAGGACCTCGAGGAGCGGGAACGCCGGATCGTCGGATTCTCCGACGGGGAGTTCCGGCTGCTGGCCACCAAACCGGTGATCGCCGGGTCCGGATGCAACTTCCAGCGGCACTGCCACCGTGCCGTCTTCGTGGGCATCGGATTCAAGTTCGCCGACTTCATCCAGGCCATCCACCGGATCCACCGTTTCCTGCAGGGGAAGCCTGTGCGCATCGACCTGATCTACACCGAGGCCGAGCAGGGGATCCGCACCGGCCTGGAACGCAAATGGGCCCAGCACGAGCAGCTGGTCGCCCGCATGGGGGAGATCATCCGCGAGTACGGCCTGTCGCAGGAAGCCATGTCGGCGACCTTGCAGCGGTCGATCGGGGTGGAGCGTGTCGAGGTCGCCGGCGAAGGCTACCGCCTGGTCAACAACGACACGGTGCCCGAAACGGCAGCCATGGAGACGGAGAGCGTCGACCTGATCGTCACGTCCATTCCGTTCGCAACCCAGTACGAGTACACCCCGTCCTACAACGACTTCGGGCACACCGACGACAATGACCACTTCTGGCGGCAGATGGCCTACCTCACCCCCGAGTTGCTGCGGGTGCTGCGCCCCGGCCGGGTCGCCGCCATCCACGTCAAAGACCGGGTAGTGCCCGGCGGGATGACCGGGTTGGGCTTCCAGACGGTGCACCCGTTCCACGCTGAAGCGATCGCGCACTTCAACCGGCATGGGTTCGCCTTCCTCGGCATGAAGACGATCGTCACCGACGTGGTGCGGGAGAACAACCAGACCTACCGGCTCGGCTGGACCGAACAGTGCAAGGACGGCAGCAAGATGGGCGCCGGGCTCCCCGAATACCTACTGCTGTTCCGCAAGCCGCCCACCGACGCGAGCAACGGGTACGCCGACACTCCGGTGGTGAAGTCCAAGGCGGAGTTCACGCGAAGTCGCTGGCAGGTCGACGCTCACGGGTTCGCCCGCTCCAACGGCAACCGGCCGCTGATGCCCGAGGACCTCGCCGGGCTGCCCGCCGACCAGGTGTTCAAGCTGTTCCGCGGCCACTACCTGGACAATGTCTACGACTACGAGGACCACGTCCGCGCCAGCGAGGCGCTCGAGGACTCGCGGCGCCTGCCCAGCGGGTTCATGCTGCTGCAACCCCCGTCGTGGCATCCGGATGTGTGGACCGACGTCGCCCGGATGCGGACGCTCAACATGATGCAGGAGCGCAAAGGCCAGCAACATCATTTGTGTCCGCTCCAGTTCGACATCGTCGACCGGCTCATCGCCCAGTTCTCCATGCCCGGGGAGACGGTGTACGACCCGTTCGCCGGGCTGATGACCGTCCCGTACTGCGCGCTGAAGGCGGGCCGGCGAGGCCTCGGCGTGGAGCTCAACCCCGGGTACTTCCGCGACGGCGTGGCCTACGTGGAGGGGGCCGCGCGGGAGGCGTCGATGCCGACGCTGTTCGACCTCATCGAGGAGACGGCGTGACCGGGTCGGCCGGGGGCAGCGTGATCGTGCCGTCCACGTATCCGAGCAGCAGTTCGCGGACGACCGCGACCAGCGGCAGGCCGTCGCCCGCGGCGCGTTCCTTCGCGGCCGCCCACAGGTCCTCGTGGATGGGAATGCCCAGCGTTTTCACGCCCTCGGCGCGCTTGCCTGGCATGTCAGGCCACCCACGCAGCCGGGCACATGATGTGGGCGTTCTGGGCGTCCCTGGGGGCGTCGGCGAAGTGGTGGCGGATCCACGCGCGGCCGGCGAACGTGACCGGCTCCACCTCGGCCTCCGGGACGTGCACGGTGACGCGGCCGTCGGGGTCGACGGTGCCGCCGTTGCGGGTGATCCACGCCTGGTCGGTGGTCCTGAGCACGAACTTGGTGGTCATCTCCGGTCCCTTCCCTTTGGGTATAGCTACACCGTAGCTCGGTATAGCTACACCGTCAAGCCTGGCCGATTACAGGCCCCGCCCTCGCCCTGACCCCGTATGCCGATCAGCTCTGCTGGTCGATTCGGGGCCGATCCTCCTTGAACCCCGCCGTCCCCGATTCCCTGAGCACACCCCCGAAAGCGAGAGACATGGCCCGGATTCGATCCCTCAAGCCCGAGGCGTTCCAGTCGGAGACGTTGGCCAGCGTCTCGCTCGCCGCCGAGCGGACATTCTTCGGCCTATCCACTCAAGTCGACGACCGCGGCCGGATCGCTGACAAGCCGGCCGTCATCAACGGGGCGATCTGGGCTGTACGAGCCGAACGCGAACTCCACACCGCCAAGGATCTGGAGGCCGAGCTCGACGAGCTTGTCGCCGAGGAGGCGGTGTGTCGCTATGTCGGCTGCGACGGGAAGCGGTATCTGCACCTGGTGCGCTGGGACGACCACCAGAAGGTGGATCGGCCTGGGAAATCCCGACTGCCCCGTTGCTCGATGCACTCTCGCGAGGACTACTGCGGAAAGCACGAGGGTCCGTGCTCTCCTCGCGAGAGTCTCGCGAGGACTCGCGAGAGTGCATCGAGCCCTCGCGGCAGTGACGATGCGAACTCGCGAGCCCTCGATTCGCACCAAACCGGACAAAGCGAAGACACCCCTCCGTTGGGTGCTACTGGCGATCTGTCCAGGGAGGGCGAAATATCACGAGACGATAACGCCCCTAACGTTCACCTACTTGACCAGCAGAAAGAGTCAGCCTCGCGAGAGTCTCGCGAGCCCTCGATGCTGGATCTAGGATCTAGGACCTTGGATCGTGGATCTACTACTCCACCGACTCCTGCGGAGTCTGCCGCCTCCGGCGACGGAGTCTTGATCCACCTCCCGGTGTCGGAACCCGGCAACGACCGGAAGCCACCCGAGCTCGGGTCCGATCAAGACCTCGGCTTCGTCGCGTTCTGGGACGTCTACCCGCGCAAGGTGGGCAAACCCAGCGCCCGCGCCGCCTGGAAGAAAGCCGTCGGCAAAGCCCGAGCAGACCCGGCCGTCGTCATCGACGCCGCCAAGCGGTACGCCGCCAACCCGATGCGCCGCGCCCGCGGCCTGGAGTACACCGCGCACCCGGCCACCTGGCTGAACGACGAGCGCTACAACGACCAACCCGACCAGGACGAAGCCCGCGGCTGGGACGACGTCGAAGAGACCACGCCAGGGGAGTTCAACCGCCGATGAACGACGACCACCTGCGGATGCTGCCGCACGACATCGAGCACGAGCAGTGCGTCCTCGGCGCGATGATGCTCTCGCCTGCCGCCGCCGCCCACGCCCTGGCCGAGCTGGGGACGCTGGACTTCTACCGGCCTGCCCACCAGGAGATTTTCGACGCCGCGTCGCGGCTGGTGCAGCGGGGCGAGCCGCTGGACGTGCAAACCCTGCGCGCCGAACTGGAACGCTCAGGCAAGACCAAGCAGGCGGGCGGAGCCATCTACCTGGTCGAACTGTCGGCGATCGTGCCGACCGCGTCCAACGCCCGCTACTACGTCGGCCACGTCCAGGAGCTGGGCACCAAGCGTGCCGCGATCGAGTCGGTCATCCGGATCGGCGAGATGGGGTACAACGCCTCCACCAGCGCCGAAGACCTGATCGCCGCCGTGGAGGACACGGCCCGCCGGCTGCGACGCCTCACCGACGAGGGCATTTCGGAGCTGTCCACCCTGGGCTCGTTCGTCGACCAGCCCGACAGCGACTACGACTGGCTGATCCCCGGAGTGCTCGAGCGGATGGACCGCGTCATCGTGGTGGCGTCCGAAGGCGCCGGGAAAACCACGCTGGCCCGCCAGGTCGCGGTGATGCTCGCCGCGGGGGTGCACCCGTTCGCCCCGGCCACCTTGATCCGTCCGGTGCGGTCGCTGTACGTCGACCTGGAGAACCCGCCGTCGCTGGTCCGCCGCAAAGCCCGCCACCTGGTGGATCTCGGCCGGCGCGTTGAGGGCTGGGACGACGCCCGCTGCTGGCGGTGGACCCGCCCGGGCGGGATCGACCTGCGTAAGCCGCACGATCAGCACCTGCTCGACCGGGTGATCTCCGACTCCCGGGCCGAGTTCCTGGCGATCGGCCCGCTGTACAAGGCGTTCACCGCGTCGGGGGACGCCGCCGAGCAGGTCAACGGGCAGGTGTCGCAGGTGTTGGACCGGATGCGGGAACGGCACGGCATCGCGTTGTGGCTGGAAACCCACGCCCCGATGGAACAGAACGGGCAACGCTCCCTGCGGCCCCTCGGCTCGGGTGTCTGGTCGCGGTGGCCGGAGTTCGGGCTGGCGCTGCGCAAGTCGAAGGAACGCCCCGACCAGGTGTTCGTGGAGCGGTTCCGCGGCGACCGTGACGAGCGGGCGTGGCCGCACCGCCTGCAGCGGTCGTCGCCGTGGCCGTGGGCGGCTGTGTGGGACGGCGGCTACCCGGTGGAGGAGGCGACGTCCGCGTGAACGATCCCGAGTTGCAGGCGGCCCTGGAGGCACGCGACATCGGCGCCGTGGTGGACCGCCTGTCCGACCTCCTAGCCCCACCTTCCGACCATGACGGCTGGGTGGTGGACATGCTCGCCGACGGCATCCCCGAAGACGTGGACGACGAGTCCCGGGCTCGTATCCGCGAGGAGTTGCGTGACCGCCTCCCCGGCATCGCCGAAAGGACCACCCATGCCTGACCGCCGCCCTTCGCCGGAGTTCATGCAGACGATCAGCGAGGCCTTGGCGCAGCCCACGCAGGCGAGCACCTGCGGCCACGGCTACAAGCCGCGTTTCTGCCGCGTATGCCATGGCGAGGTGTGCACGTTCCCGCACAACGGGCCGCGCGGGAACGGCTGCGACGACTGGAAGTACCACGAGACCTGCACTGGTTTCACGCCGGGCTACGAGACGTACCGCTGCGACTGCATCTGCTGCTGCTCGTACTGGCCGACGGCCAAGCCCGCTCGCATCGCCGCCGAAAGGACCACCCGCAATGCCTGACCTGAGCCACCTCGCGCAGCTCGACTGCGACCCCACCCGCCTGTACCGGGTCCTGCGCCGCTCGGGGCTCCGTCCCTGGCCGCCAGAGCCGTACGGCCCGGCGGGCATCGTCGTCACCTTCCGAGACCGCGCAGGGTCGGTGATCGTTAGTCAGTGCGAGGTAGACGGCGCCCAGTGGATTCACGCCTCGATCGCATGGGCAGACCGGACGCCGTCCTACGACGACCTGGTGACGTTGAAGGCCGGAGTGTTCGGCGACGACCGTGAGGCGTACCAGGTGTTCCCGTCGCGGGCCCGGCACGTGAACATCCACGCCCACGCCCTGCACCTGTGGGGCCGTGCGGACGGCGAGCAGGTGCTGCCGGACTTCGGCGCTGCGGGGACGATCTGATGGCCGAGCGCTGCGAGCTGACCGAGCTGATCAAAGACCAGTGCGGCCACTGCCGCCCGAAACCGCCGCCCGCGCCCCGCGAGAACACCGGCTACGGCCCGTGGTTCCCCGCGAACTTCCCCGGCTGGTGCTCCGGGTGCGGCGGCGAGTTCGGAACGGGCGATGAGATCCGTTCTGACGGGTGTGGCGAATGGCTGGCCGAGTGCTGCGGAGGCGTCGATGCCTGAGATCCCGTCTCAAGCCGTACAAGCCGCCTCGACGCCCGCTGCGGTGATCGTCCAGTACGAACACGAACGGTTCTGCCAGGGCCGTGCTCCCGACGACCTTGGCGAGCCGCAGGACCGCAAACGGCACGAGCGCGACGCGGGCCGACTGCTGGCCGCTCTCGCGGAGCACGGCTACCGGTTCTGGCGGGAGGTGACCCCAGAGGAGGAGCAGGCCGACACCGACGCGTGGCCTGACAGCACCACCGAGCCTCCAGCCCCTGATGCGCCTGCGCGAGCCTCCACGCCCCCGTACGCGCCTTTGACGGCCGATCCGGGAGTCGTTGGGTCAGCGGATGATCCGATCTCTTTAGAAACGCCTACAGCGCTTCGTGAGGCGATTGCCGACCGGCTGCTCGCCGAGGACGCCCGATCGTGGGGCTACGGCATGTTCGAGGGGAGCCGCAACACCGCTCTGGCCGTAGCCGACGTGATGCTCTCCGTAGGAGACGACGAACTGGAGCGGGCGCAGGATCTCGCCCGCAAGCGTGGTGGCCACGCGCTGCTCATCGGCCAAGCGCTCGACCTGAGCCAGGCGAAGCTGGGGCATGCCGAGGCCGCCGTCGCCCGCGTGCGTGAACGCCTCGATGCGCTGATTGCCGATGGATTCGGGGCGACAACTCCAACCCTTCGCGATCTCCGCGACCTCTTGGACGTCCCCGCCGACGGCGAGCAGACCGGAGGCGGCCGTGCCTGACACGCTCGCCCCGCTCCAGGTGTTCGACGTCCGCGACGACGACCTCTGGTACGGGCTGAAGGGCCAGAAGGCGTACTGCGACACCCTTCGCGCCTGGTTGCGCGCCAACGGCATCGAGCCGTGGGAAACCTACCGGTGGGAGCTGTACCTGCTGGACACGCCGTTCCTTAAGGTCTTCACCTACGCCCGCGACGACCAGGGGAAACTCCGCTTCCGGCCCGTCGAGGACGCCGAGGAGCGGCAGCGCACGGGCCGCTGGTGGCTGCCCGTGGAGCGCGAGCCGTTCCTGGTGCCCGTGTCCTCCCTGCCGCCCGCTCCCGTCTCCCTCGACCAGCCCCAGGAGCCGACACCGTGACGTTGTGGAACGCCGACCTCGCCGAACTCTCCGAGATCGAACTCAGGCAAATGGCCGACGCCCTCGCCGCCCGAGGAGACGCAGCCGACGCCGCCCGCGAAACCGAAGAACTCCTGGTCATGCTCCGCCAGTGGAAGATACGCGCCGACGTCCGCGTGGCACGCCTCGCAGACGTGTGGCGGGCCGTGCACAGGGACAGCTCCGAGAAAAGCATCCTCGACGCGCTGGCTTCCTACCGGGGGGAGCCGACACCGTGACCAGTAAAACCGGCGTGTGGAGATCCGTCGCCTCCGGGTTCGCCCTCACCTCAGCCGCAGCCTGGAACCTCTTCTCCGGCTCCGGCGACGCGGCCTTCTTCGCAGGGATAGCGGCCCTCTGGGCGTTCCTGTACGCCACCCGAACCACCCAGATCAGGGAGACGGAAGCCCAGCTCGCCGCCTTCCGCAAGAGCGTGGGATGTGACGACACGTGACCTGGATCCGTCGCCAGGAGCCGACCCCTTGACCTCCGACGACCCCATGACCGGGGCGTTGTGGTGCGAACACCACGGACGCTGGGAGTGTTCGAAACGGTCCCGCCGCCGCCCGGGGGAGCGCTGCCACGGCTCGCCGATCAAGGGCACCGACGCCTGCTACAGCCACGGCGGGCAGCCCCGCGAAGTGCTGAAAGCGAAAGGCGAAGCGTTGTCGGCGTGGCGTGCCGAGGTCGGCCGGTCGGATGTGACGCCGGCGGACGCGGTGATGGCGATGCTGCAGATGTCGTGGGCCCGGGTGCACGTGTACGCCTCGCTGCTGGAACGGCAGGTCTCCGACGCGGACCCGGACGCCGGCGTGGGCCTGGGGGAGGGGCTGGTCGGCCACACCCGTGGCGCGGTGAAGGGCATCGGCATCTACGAGACCGGTGAGGCGATCCGGGGGCTGGCGCTGCTGGAGGCGCAGGAACGGGACCGGTGCGTCAAGTTCGCGAAGGTGGCGCACGACATGGGGATCGCTGACCGGGAGATCCGCCTGGCGGAAGGCCAGGGCCTGCTGTTGGCGCAGGCCATCAGCCGCATTTTGGACGGCTTGGAGTTGTCGGCGGCGCAGCGTGCGCGGGTGCCTGAAGTGGTGCCCGGGGTGCTGCTCGCGATCGGGAGCCAGGCGTGAACGCAAAACCGCAGGTCGCTGTGATGCCACCTGCGGCGATACCGGCACTCGTACCGGTCGGTAACAACGGAGGGAACCGTATGACCCAGCACCTCGACCAGCAGGCCGAGATCAACCAGCTCCGCGCCGATCTCGAACTCGAAGACGCGCGGTTCGACAAGCTCACCGACGTGGCAGGGCGGCTCCTCGGCCGCGCCGAGCAGGCCGAGGCGGCGCTGTCTGGCACCCGCGCGGCAGTGGCCGAGGAGATCGCGCGAGCGTTGCTGGCCGCCTGCCCGTTCCCGGATACGGACCACCTCGGCGACCACTGCGATTTCCGCATCGCCGCCGACATCGCACGCAAGATCGGAGCCGAGGGTTGACCCACGCCGAAGACCTCGCCGAACTCGTCCACGAACTCCTCGACGAAGTAACCGTCCGACCCGAGTGGACCGAATACCGCACCGGCGCCCGAGGCCGCCGCGCCGAACAGCGAGCCGCCACCCGCCGCGACCCCGGTCTGCTGTGGCAGCTCGGCTCCGTCGCCGGGCGTACCGGGGAGGTGTGGGCGCGGGTCGACATCATCGAGGTTCACCCCGTCCACGGGGAGAAGCGGGTCGGCCACCGGTCTGTCCGCAGGGCAGGCGCCGGCGCGGCCCTGGTGGGTGCGACCGTGCCGTCCGGGTCTCCGGGGTGGGACGCCGACGGGGCGTTGTCGCCGATGCGCGGCGGCGGGTGGGAGTCGTCCGAGCCGACGACGCAGGCGCTGGAGCTGGAGGACCGGATCGCCTCCGAGGTGGCGGGAGTGCACGTCTACGTGGCCCGCGCCGCAGGGGTGGTGTCGACGCGGCGCACGGTGGGCGGTCGGCTCCGCGAACTGGTGGCCTTGGTGGGTGAGGTGGATGACGACACCGGGCGTTGGGCGGTGGGCCGGGTCCGGTCGTGGGTGTCAGCGGCCCGCGTGCTGCTCACCTACGAGGCCCGGACGATCGAGCTGGCCCGGTGGCATTGCCCGGAGTGTTCCGGCCGGGTGCGGACCCGGGTGGATGGGGACACGCAGGTGTGGTGCGCCGGGCTGGGCGCGGTGTACGGGCCGCCGGTCAGCGAGGACGCGCCGTTCCCGGTGGTGTACGGGCCGTGCGGGGCCAGGTGGGGGAAGGGCGAGTGGGTGGATTTCATGCAGCGGCAGACGCCGCGCGGCGGGAGGATGGCGTCATGAGCGACGTTGACGGCCTCGTGGCCTTCCTGCATGCCCGCCTGGGCGAAGATGAGGCGGTAGCGCGCGCCGCCGCTCCAGGGCCGTGGCGCATGGATGAGGGGCAGCGGATCTACGCGGAGAACGGCTCTTACGTCACTTCGCCCTGACTGACGATGAGCGTGATGACGACCTGCCGCACATTGTCCGCCATGACCCTGCTCGCGTGCTCCGCGACGTCGCGTCCGGCAGGAAGCTCATCGCCGCCTTCGAGGAAGCCCGCGCCTTCTACGACGCGCACACCTCGGCGCCCGCTGGTGAACTGCACGGTCTACTAACCGCGCTGAAAATCTACGCTGAGCGGTACGCCGACCACCCCGGCTTCGGACTCTCATTCTCGATCGGAGCATCATGACCGTCAGCACCAACCTCAAGGCCGAGGCCGCCGACCTCAAGGCGGGCATGACCCTCGACGAGCTCGCGTCGTTCGTCCAAGCCGCCATGACCGCTGGACTGCCCGGCGGCACCCGCATCCACGGTGCCGTCAACATCCGCACCGGCATCAAACGACTGGAGACCAGGGCATGACCCGGCGCGAGCGCAGCATCTACAGGGTCCTGCTGATCGGTGTGATCATAGGCGTCCCCGCCTTCGTGGTCCTTGGTGTCGTCGGGTCTCTAACCCACGCAGGCTGGACCGGAACTATGGCCGTGGTGTTCACGGCCTGGTTCTTCACGTTCTGGTACTGGGAAGGGCTGCGACGCGAACGGGAGCGAGAGGAGACCAGGACGTGACCGACCAGCAGCAACCCGACTGGGCCAAGGCTCTCGCGCACGCGGCCACGGAGTTCCAGCAAGGACTCCAGCAGGCGGGGCGGATTCTGTCCGCCCAAGGCGCGATGGGCTGGGCATATAGGGGCGACCTCGAACAGCTCCGCGCCACACTCGAAGCACTCCCCGCAGGGCAGGTGCGGGAGATCTCCGCCGCCGCCGCGCTGCTCGCCTCCACCGCCGACCAGGTGCTCACCGGGGGGCCGACGCAATGAACCCCATCCCCCCGGAGACCCGAGCCGCAGTCACCGCGCAGCTCGCCGCCACGCACAACATCACCCAGACCTCAGCTCGCGCCATGGTGGACGACGTGTGCGAACGTTGGCGCGACAGCCCGTTCGCCCATGACGTCGAACTAGTCGTCATGGCCATGCTCCGGCCCCTCGTCGACGCCATCGCATCCGGTGAGGCAGTAGCCGGTGTGAAGACCACCGACCTACGCGCCTCCACCGCCGATGACGTGCTCGCGGGGGGACAAGCATGAGATGGCCCTGGACGCGGACGACCGATCCCGAGCACCGGTCGACCCTCAGTCAAGCCGAAGTTGAGACCCTCGGCCGCTACAACGCCGAGAAGGCGCGAGGCATCCGACACGCCCCCGAATGGCAGGAGCGGATGGCTGAACTGCAGCGTCGCTTCAACTACGACGCAGCGCACCGACCCTGACCCCACTCGAATAGACGTTCGACCAGCCGGGTACCGTCCCAATATGGGCCGCCAACCAGTCATCTACGTGACCACCCTCGGCCACAGCGCCCACCTCATCGAATGGTTCCACCGCCCCGACGGCTGGTGGGCACACATCCACTGGCTCGACTTCGCAGACAACCCCGGCTGGTCCAAACGCCGCGACACCTTCGAAGAACACGAACTGTGGGTCCACGCCAGCCTCACCCAGCCCCGCACCGGATGGGACTACAGCCAGGTGCCACGACGCTGATCGTCTGGGAGGATCAGGGGCACCGTGAACACCACCACCCCCCTCCCATGCGACGTCCTGCTGTGCCCCCGCACCCGGGACGTCATCCTCATCCCGCGCGGCATGCTGTGCATCCGGCTCACACCCGACCAGCAGCAAGCGTTGATCGAACAGTTACGCGCAGTGCCACACCAGCACCAGCCGTGACCGGCATCCTGGGGGTATGCACCAAACGGCCGACGACGACCCCTTCTACATCCCAATCTGGGCAGCTGCTCGCTATGTCGGCCGTTCGCCGGCCACGATCCGCGAATGGGCCCGCCACGCGAAGGTCCGATCGCTCCGTGGCGCCGAACTCCGCGTCCACTTCCTTGACGTCAACGCCTTGGATGAGGCCACGCCGCGCCGCAACGGGGGGCGTAACCAGCACGCCGCCCGCGCCTGCAGTGAATGGATGGTTGACAGGCTCCACGGTCTTAACAGACACTAGGCCGCGTCTTCGTGCTGCCCGAAAACGGTGCGCAGGTCGAGAAACCCCTATTCTGTAGGGGTTTTTTCATGCCCTCGAAGTGGTCGACGTGGGACAATTGAGCACGTAAGAGACCCCGGCGAGTGCGCTAACACTCCCGGGGCATGGCCGACCTGAAAGAGCAGGCTGACGTGCCAAAGCCTAGAGGCTTCTCCGTCCCCGATTCCCTCGACCCCGCCGAGCGCGGACCTTCTGGGATCCTCCCGCCGCCAACGATGACCGAGGCCGAAGTGCGGGCACATCTCCTCGCCTTCCTCGGCCCCGACCTCGATCCCGCAGCCGTCCCCGGAGATGTCCGGGCGGAACTCCTCGAACAGGCGCGTCGCCGTGCGGACCACGGTGGGGTGCCAAAGACCCGCAAGTATGACCCGGTCGTCTACTACATGCGCGTCGGCAACCGGATCAAGATCGGCTTTACGGGCGATCTCATTCGGCGCACACAGGCCGTCGGCCCGGAAGAAGTGCTCGCCACCGAGCCCGGCTCGTTCGCAATCGAGAAGCGGCGGCACAACGAGTTCGGCGAGTACCACGTCATCAACGAGTGGTTCGCCCAAGGGCCGCGCCTACTGGAGCACATTGTGAAGCTCCGAGGCGGTAGGGCGTAGAAGTGTCCAAGGGGGGCCCGGCCGCGTGCCGGGCCTTTCGCATGTCAGGAGCCCCCATGTCCGCCCTGATCCTCGTCTTGCTGATCGCCGGGTTCATCTGCTTCGCGCTCGCCACCTTCGGCGTCAGCGTCCCGCGCATCAACCTGCTCGCCCTCGGCCTCGCCCTGTGGGTGCTCGCCGAACTGATCCCCGCCATCGGCGGAGCCTGACCCGCAGATGAGCCAGCGCGCCCGCCGCATCCGCGTCATCGCCGCCTGGATCCTGCTCGTCGGCTCCCTCGTCGGCTGGCCGGTCAGCATGCTGACGTTCGCCCGCGACGAACCACCCGCCGTGCTGTCCCTGTCGTGGATCGCGCTGATCATCTCTTCCGCCGAGTTGCTCACCACCTCCCAGGTGCATCAAGAGCAAGGCGAAAACTCGAACTGACCCGCCCCAGGGCGGCATTCACACGCCCAGGGAGGGCAGAGCCGTGCCGTTCAACGACCTCGCCAAGAACGCCGCACTCACTGGCCTCGCAGCCAGCATCACCCACATCGGCGTCAACACCCTGGTCACCGCGCCCCCCACCGACGGCACCCCGGGAACCGGTGCGACAGCCGCCGCCACCGAGGCCACCGGCGGATCTCCCGCCTACGGACGCCTGGCAGCGACCTGGGCCACTGCGGCGACCGGACAGGACGCCAACTCGGCCACGCTCCTGTTCGACGTCCCGGCCGGCACGTACGGATTCCTCACCTTCTGGAATGCCTCCACAGGGAACACCGGTACCCAGTACCGCGGGTACGTGCCCATCAACGGCGGCGTCAAGGGGTTCGGAACGGTCGACGCAGCCGACCTGACCGCGAACACGATCACGAGCAACGCGCACGGGTTGGTCAACACCGACAGGGTGATCGTCTTCAACGTGTTCGCTGAGACGATTCCGGGAGGGTTGACCGAGGGCGCCGTCTACTTCGTGGTGGGCGCGACCACAGACACGTTCCAGGTGTCGCTCACCTCCGGCGGGTCGGCGGTTGACCTGGTCACGACCCAGGGGGAGCTCTACTACCAAAAGATCATTCCCGAGGTTTTCGGGGCGCAAGGTCAGATCTCCGTGGCGATCGGCGCCATCGTTCTGGACGCGACGGGCATCTGACCCGTGGCCGACAGCTCGGTGGCGGTGACGCCCGGCACAGGCGCCAACGTTGACACGTTCGCGGTCAGCGGCGGCGACCACCAGCAGGTGGTGCGCGAAGCTCGCGCAACCGCGGTCGGCACGCTCAACTCGTGGACCGTGTCCACCACGGCGTCCACCTCGCAGATCGCTGCGGACGCTGGCCGGGTGATGGTGCTGATGGTGTCCAACGCCTCCGGCAGGGTGTATCTGCGGTTCGACTCCACTGCGCCCACGGCGACGGCGTTCCACTGGTTCCTTGACCCTGGCGACCGGTGGGAGGTGCCCGTGCAACTGTCCACCCTGGCGGTGTCCATGCTGGGCGCGTCCGCCGGCGGCACCGTGCTGTCGACTCTTGCGACGGCGAGCTGACATGCCCCTGACGTCGCGCACCCAGTACCCGACCCCGGACATGTGGAACACGTTCGGGCACTCCTACCTGGCGTTCACGGGCGGCTCGGTCGACCAAACCGGTCGGTTCGACGCCCTGTTCCGCGCCTCGCTGGACATCGAATACACCAACTGGCGGAACAGGGCGGTCAGCGGCGCACAGCTGATCCTGCAGGGCCGCAAACTGGGCGGGTTCAGCCGCATCTTGCAGGAGAGCGGCAAGAACACCTTCCGGGGTGCCCCCTACACCGCCGACGGCGGTGCGCTGCTCATGTGCTACGGCATCAACGACCTCGGCAACAGCGGCCCCGGCGCCACGTTCGCCTCGCTGAACACCACGTACGGGCACGTGCTGCGGGCGGCTATCTCGCTGTGGCGTGCCGCCCGCGTGTTCGACGACACCGACGCCTCGATCAGCTACGGCGCCGGGTTCACCCAAGGGGTTGGCACCGCGGACTGGTCGTTCGGCAACAGCACCCGCAATGCCACGGCCCTGACGAACGCGACGTTCACGATCACGCTGCCCGCCGACTACGACGGCTCGCCGATCTCCATCTGCCTCGACGGGAACAGCACCAACGGCGGCACCGTCACCTGGTCGGGAACAGCCGGGGTCACCGGGACCACGTCCACGTCGGGGGTTGTCGCCGCCGCCCTGTTCACCCACTCCAAAATGGTGAAGCGGATCACCAACCTGACCTCGGCCAACGCCGGGCAGACCATCATCGGCACTGTCACCCAACTGGACGCCGGCGGGTCGGTGTCGTTCGACTGCTGGTGGATCGAAGCGAAAGCAGCGCCTCCGATCATCGTGTGCAACGTGGCCCGGCTGGTTACCGCCGGATACGCCTTGTACGCGGCGTGGACGGGCACCGAGGCGGCCAAGGACCAGCAGGTGCTGGACTTGAACGCGGTCATCGCCGGGATCGTCGCCGAGTTCGACGCGATGGTGCAGATCGCCGATATCGACAGCGCCATGAACAAGACCGCCGCCTACTACTGGGACGGTCTACACCCCAACGAGCTCGGCGCGGCGCGGTGCGCCGACGCGTGCATGGTCGCGCTGCGCCGCATGACCCCGACGACAGACGTGGGTATCGCTGCGAACTTCAACGTCCCCTCGCCGCGGCAAGGTGCCGTCATACGGTCACGCCGGAATGGCGTGTACTACACGGCGGAACACCGGGCCAACGGCACCGCTGCCGCCATGGTGGTCCAGACGCAGTACTGGCTTCCCTGGGTGGTCTGCCAGGGCAGGGAGCGGTGCGTGCGGATGGCGCTGGCTACTGCGGCGGCCGGTTCGACCCAGAGCACCATCCGGTGGGGCATCTACGATGACGTCGGCTGGACCGGGTACCCGCAATGCCTGGTGCAGGAGTTGACCACGGCGGGCGCCTTCTCGGTTCCTAACACCGCGAACGTGCTGGCTCAATGTCCGGCGTCGGGCACCGGGTCGATGAATCTGACCTTGGACCCCGGTCTGTACTGGCTGTCGGTCAAGTGCATCACCGCAGGAACCAGCCAGACCTTCGTGAACCTCGCCGGCCCGGGGGCGTTTCTGATGCCGAACTTGAACCAGACCAGCGGGCTGAGTCTCCCCGGGCTCGGCTGGTCGCTGGCGAGCCAGGGCACGGGGGCGTTGGCCGATGTCGCGGCGTCCGGTGCGACGCAGGCCGACAACATTCCGATGATGGCGCTCCAGCTCTTCTAACGGGGGGCTGCGGTGCCGCTTCTGCTGCTCCCCAGGTCTGCTGTCGCCGCTGGGACGTCGCCGCCGACGCTGGTCGCCGACTACGTCACCTCGTGGGGCACCGCCACCAGCCCGCAGACCGGATCGGTCACGGTGGGTGTCGGCGACCAGCTCGTGGTCGTCGCCGGGTCGGAAGACGCGGCCAACACGATTTCCACCCCCACGGGTGGCGGCCTCACCTACACCCTGCGGCAGTCGGTGGTGGTGGCCAGCAACTCCACCGCCTACGGGTGGACGGCCCCCTCCGCGTCCGCGCAGACGTTCACCCTGTCGGCGACCAAAGCCTTGGCCGGATTCTGGGGCTGGGACGCGCTGCGGTTCTCCGGATCCGACGGCATCGGCGCCTCCAGCAAGACCAACAGCACGGGCGCTCCGTCCCTGTCGATCACGACGACGCAGGCCAACAGCGCGATCGTCGTCGTGGTCACCGACTGGAACGCCACCGACGGCGCGTCCCGCGTCTGGCGCACCGTCAACGGGATCGCCCCGACGGCGGGCAACGGCTTCGAGCGGATGTACTTCCGCAACACCACGAACTACGCCGCCTACGTCGCCTACTACCCCGACGCCGGAGCGGCTGGCGCCAAAACGGTGGGCCTGTCGGCGCCCACCACAACCCCGAAATATTCGATCGTCGCCATCGAGGTGCTGGGATCGTCCAGCACGCCGCCAACAAGCGTCGCCGGTCTGGCTGCGCTCGCGCTCGGCGGGACGGGCACGGTCAGCAAGAAGGCGGTAGCCGCCGGCACGTCGCCTCTCGCGGGGGCCGCATCTGCTACGACGCGGAAAGTCGTGTCGGTCGCGGGTGTGGCCGCGATGGGGCTCGCCGGCTCCGTGGCGGTCCGCAAGGCGGCGCCTGCAACAGGCGTCGGGCCGGTGCTCGTGTCGGCCGCAGGGACGGCCCGCAAGTCGGCCCCTGCCGTAGGAGCGGGCACGCTGGCCGCCTCCGCGGTGGCCACGGCCCGCAAGACGGCACCCGCCGGAGGCGCCTCACCTCTCGCAACTGCTGCGCAGTCGACGGCCCGCAAGGTCGTCACCGAGACCTACAGGTCCGCGGTTGCGCTGACAGGCACCTCGAGCGGACGGAAAACCGCGGTCACCTCCTCCAGGGGTGTGCTCGCGCTGGCCTCGGCGGCTGTCGCACGCAAGTCGGCGCCCGCCACAGGCCGAAGCGCGCTGGCCCTGTCCGGGACGGTCGCACTCGGCAACATCGTCGCCGTCACGGGCATCGCCTCGCTCGCCTTCACCGGCGCTTCGACCATCAGGAAGACCGCGCGGCCTGTCGCCGTCGCCCCGCTGCCTCTGGCCGGCCTGGCGACCGCGGCGAAGAAAGCACCGGTGACGGGGCGATCCGCGCTGCTGCTCACCGGGTCGCGGTCGTCCACCCCGACCCGCGCCGTAACGGCTCTGGCCGTGCTGGCGCTCACGGGCACCGGTTCCAGCACCAAGACCGCCAAGGCGGCGCCGATCGCGCCCATAGCGCTCACAGGCGCGGGAACGGCACGGCATGTAGCCCGAGTAAGCGGCTCGTCGGCGGCGCTGCTCGCCTCCACCTCCGCTGCGCGGCACATCGCGTCCGGCACCGGCTCCAGCGCCCTGGCCCTCACAGGCGCAGGAACTGTCCGCCACCTGGCATCCGTGTCAGGCCGCGGCGTGCTCGCCCTCGCCGGGGCCCTGACGGCGCAGCATCGGGCCGTCGTCACAGGCAGGGGCTTCCTGGCGCTCGCCGCGTTCCATCTGGAGATGCCGCCGCCGGACATCGAGTTCACGGTCGGCCCTCCGCGTCTCGGCTGGCCTACGGGCCCCACAGAGCTCCGCTGGCCGTCAGGTGGCGTCCGCGTGGGGTGGCCGTCAGGAACCTTGAGGATCGGCCGGGGAGGGTCCTGATGGCGTACATGGCCGCGTCCAGCCGGGAAGACCTGTACGTGAAATGGGGCGTCGAAGCCGTCGGCCTGCCGGTGCAGATCGCGGTCATCCCGCGGACGACACCCGAGGAAGAGCCCGACGACATCGCGTACATGACCGCGTCGTGGGACGGCGTATCGGGTTGGGCGACGCTGCTCGTCGGCGCAGGATCCGCCCTGGTCCTGACCCCGGACGAGTACGTGGTGTGGAGCCGGGTCACCGCCGGCTCGCAACGCCCGGTGCGACGTCATGGGTTTCTCACCGTCGGCGTGTCATGACCGCAGTGCTTTCGCCGTGGGAGCACGCCGCCTCCCTGTTCGCCCCCAAGGTCCGCAAATGGGCGACCCCGGGCGTCATGGCCACTCAGCTGGACCGCAACCACAGGCAGACCGCAGCTCTCGACCTCATTGACGCCGAGCTGGTCGCCCTGTTCGACGGCGACGACCACGACCGGCTCATGGTCTTCCTTCCGCCCCAGGAAGGAAAGTCCCAGAAGATCAGCCGTCGTACCCCGGCGTGGCTGCTCGCCCACGAACCGACACTGCGGATCGCGATCGTCTCCTACGCCGCGAACAAGGCGGAGCGGTGGGGCCGGCAGATCCGCCGCGACATCCTCTCCCACCCGCAGCTCGGCATCACATTGCGGCAGGACTCCAGGGCCGCCGGCCGATGGGAAACCGAACAGGGTGGCCAGCTCGTCTGTGTCGGCATCGCGGGCGGGCTTGTCGGCGAGCCCGCCGACGTGCTGATCATCGATGACCCGGTGCAAGGCCGCGCCGAGGCGGAGTCCGTTACCTACCGCGAGGCGGCCTGGGACTGGTGGGAGTCCAATGGCTCCACACGCTTATCCTCGCGCGCCCGGGTGATTCTTATGGTTACCAGGTGGCATGAGGACGACCTTCCGGGCAGGCTGCTCAAAAACGAGCCGGGCGACTGGCGTGTGGTGTCCATCCCCGCGATCGCCGGCGCGGGCGACCCGCTCGGCCGACGACCGGGCGAGGAACTGGCGTCCGTGCAGAACCGGAAGCCGGGGCACTTCGCCTACCTGAAATCGGTCCGCTCCTCCTACGTCTTCAACTCGATCTACCAGCAGACCCCGGTGGCGAGCGAGGGCAACCTGTTCAAGCGCCCAGATTTCCGCTACTGGCAGGGCATGCCCGCCGACACTGCACGGCACGGCGTCCTCAACGGGCAGCGGGTCGACCTGGCCGGCCGGGTCGTCATGCTTGACGACTGCTGGCGGTTCATCACCGTCGACCTCGCCGCATCCAAACGCACCTCAGCGGACTGGACGGTCGCCTCCGCGTGGGCCATCAGCCCCGACGGAGACCTGGTGTTGCTGGGCCGCAACCGTGGCCGGCTCGCGGAGGCCGAGCATTGGGATCACGTCCGCCCACTGCAGCAACGCTGGGCTGCGGACACGGTGTTCATCGAACAATCGTTCATCTCCACCACTCTGGCGATCGACGCCACAGCCGCCGGGATCCCCGTGCAACCCCTTGCCGCGGATACCGACAAGGTGACCCGGGCGATCCCTGCGACGGCCCGGGTTCGGCAGCACCGCGTGTGGTTCCCCGCCGGGGTCGACTGGCTGGACGAATGGTGCGACGAGCTCGCGTCCTTCCCCTCGGCCGCACATGACGACCAGGTGGACACCCTGTCGTACGCCGCCCGGGTGGTGTCGGCGCACTGGCTGCCCATGGAGTCGGGCGAGGCCGTACGAGCGCGCCGCTCGGCGCACCCCGACGACGGGGTGATCGAACAGGCGTACACCGCGGCCACCGGCACCGGATCCGGCGTGGACCTGATGACCGTCAACTACTGAGCGGGAGGTGTCGTGGCGAATCTGCTCCCGATCACGATCCCGGTGATGCTCGGCGTCAGCGAGTCGAACGCCGAGATCGGCCGCGTCGACGTCCCCTTCAGTAAGCGGCAGATCGTCCGCGACGACGACGGCTCGCTGCATCTGGAGCTCACCGTCGACCATGGCGAACTCCGCCGTCGCCTCGCCGGGCTGCTTCGCGAGGCCGCCGACCAGTTTGAGAGGGGCCCCCTCGATGCCGATCGGTGACGCCCCACGCACCACCTCCGGATACATGTCCGACCATTTCGGGTACGGCGCCACGTTCGCCGACGTCACCGAAACCGTCGCCGACCTGATGTGGCCCGCCTCCATCGCCACCTACTCCAAGATGCGGACCGACCCGCAGCTCACTGCGATCCTCAACGCCTACACCCTGCCGATCCGGTCGGGAACGTGGGCGGTCGACCCGGCCGGGTGCCGCGACGAGGTCGCCGCGCTGGTCGCCGACGACCTCGGCCTGCCCATCCTCGGCGCAACCGACGGCCCCGGCCCGGCGCGGCGGAGGGGCGTGAAATGGGACCAGCATCTGCGCCTTGCGTTGCTGATGCTGGTGTGGGGGCACATGCCGTTCGCGCAGCGCTACGAGATCCGCGACGGTCAGGCCCGGCTGGCGGAGCTGGCGGAGCGGATGCCGTCGACCATCACCGAGATCGACGTCAACGACGACGGGACGCTGAAAGGCATCGTCCAGTTCGGCGGCGACAAGGTGATCCCGGCATCCCGCCTGGTGTGGTACGCCCGGGAGCGTGAGGGCGCCGCCTGGCAGGGCCGCTCCATGCTCCGCCCCGCCTACGGCGCCTGGCTGCTCAAGCACGACGCGTGGCGAGTCCTGGCCACGAGCAGCCGCAGGTTCGGCGCCGGTACCCCCGTCGTCCACCCGCCGCCCGGCGCAACCCCGGCGCAGGTGAACGAAGCCGCACGGCTCGCCTCGGCGGTGCGGGTGGGCGACCAGGGCGGGATTGGCCTGCCTCCCGGGTGGAGCCTGGAGCTCGCCGGGATCTCCGGCGGGGTGCCCGACACCTTGGAATTCGTGCGCTACCTCGACGGCCAAATGGCGCAGAGCGTGCTGGCCAGCGTGCTCAACCTGGACTCCTCGGCGAATGGGTCTCGCGCCCTCGGGGACACCCTGGTCGGGCTGCTGGAAATGTCGTGGATGGCGACCGCCAAAGAGATCGCCGACCCTGCCACCGCATTGTCGGTGCAGATCGTTGACTACAACTTCGGTGAGGACGAACCCGCACCCCGGGTGGTGGCCACCGACATCAACCGTCCGGAGGTCACCGGGGAGGCCATCGCGCAGCTGATGGCGGCGGGCGCGATCACGCCCGATCCGGCGCTGGACGCCTGGCTGCGGGACCGCTACCGGCTCCCCGAGCGGGACCCGCAAGCCCCCCCGCCGGCCCCGGCGCCGCCTCCGAACCCTGCCCCCGCGCCGACGCCCGGGGTTCCCGTGCCGGTGGGCCAGCCCAATGGTTGACCTGGTCGTCCCGACGGCCCCCGCCCTGGTCACCATCCCGGGTGTGGAGTTGTGCGCGGTCGGCACGTGGAACGCCTCCACGGGCACCACGACGTTCACCCGCGAGGACCTCGCCGAATGCGTCGGCGCCCTGGACTGCCCGGGGGTGCGCAACCCCGTCTTGAAGCTGGGGCACGACGAAGCCGACGGTGCCGGGCTGCGATGGGACGGGGAGCCGACCGTCGGGTGGATCGCCAACATGCGGATCTCCAACGACGACGCCAAGGTGATCGGCGACTACACGGGCATGCCGGGCTGGTTGGCCGGGATCCTTCCGTCGGCGTACCCGGACCGTTCGATCGAGATGTACCGGCCGTTCGTCTGCCAGATCGGGCACACCCACCCGGCGGTCATCACCGCCGTGGCGCTGCTCGGCGTCTCCCACCCCGCGGTGGGGGTGCTGCAGTCCCTGCAGGACGTGGCCGCCCTGTACGAGGTGCAGACGGCCTCCGCTGTGCGGGCGGTTGCCCTACGCCACGGCGAGGTCGCCTACCTGACCACCACCTCCGGGAACACTCCCTCGGGACGCCGCGCCCTGACGCCCACCGAAGCCGCCTCCGGCATGGACCCGGATGCGATCCACGCGATCTGGCAGTCCGCCCTCGACAAGCTGCTCGCCGCGTGGGACACCATCGTGCAGGCGTGGCGTGACGCCCTCGCCGCGCTCATCGCCGCCGCTGTAGGCGCAGGCGACACCGCGGCCCTCGCCGCCCTGCAGGTCGACACGGCCGAGGCCGAGAGCCTGCTCACCGACACGATGGTGACGGTCGCCGGGCTGGCCGCCGCGCAGATGGCCGCCGAAGCCGCCTCCCAGGGCGTCACGGTCGACCTGCCCGAGGTCGACGAGGCTCAGCTTGCCGACGTGGCCGTCACGGTTGTCCGGCTGCTGGCGTCCTCCACTTCGGCTGCGGCTGGCCGCGAGGCGCTCCGTCAGGCCGTCCCCGGTGCCACGGGGGAGGACGTCGCCGCAGCGGTGACGGCCTACCTCGAGGGGCTGTCCGACCAGTGGCTGAAAGACCAGCTCGGCGGCGCGCTGAGCACCGCGCAAGCCTCCGGAAGGTTCGGCGTGCTGGACGTGGCGCCTGACGCCGTGTACGCGGCATCGGAAGTGCTCGACCAGGGCACATGCCGGCCCTGCCTGGACGAGGACGGCCACATCTTCGACTCGCTCGAGGCGGCGAAGGCCGCGTATGCCAACGGCGGGTTCATCGACTGCCAGGGCGGACTCCGCTGCCGAGGCATCATCACCGCCCTGTGGAACCACACCTCGGCCGCCGCGCCGGGATGGCGAAGCGTGCGGGTCGGGGCGGACCGGGCCGTGTTCCTTCGCGCCTGATCGCCACGCCCGTGCAGGTCAGCACGGCTACCACCGCTACACCGAAGGGTCCGACTATGGCCACGAAGGTCTCTGCCACGGCCTCAACCGAGGACATCCGCAGGGCGTACTACGAGACGGCCGGGTACTCGCTGTGGATCACCGAGTTTCAGCTTGACCCCCTACAGCTCATCGTCTGCGACGACGCCACCGGAAAGTACTTCCGGGTCGGGGTCAACCTGTCCGGCGACAACTTCACCTTCGACGACGCCGTCGAGGTGGCCGTGCAGTACGCCGACGTGCCCGCCGGAACCAAGGCGGCCCGCAGCGCCATCGCGTGGGCGTCCCGCGACGTGTCCCGCCAGGGCATGCCCGCGCCCGCTGCGAAACCTGCGGCGAAGGTGACCCCGGCGCAGGCCGCCCAGCAAATCCACAATGCTCCCGTCGCCGGTCAGGCGAACGGGCCTCACAAGAAGGAGGGACCCGCAATGGATCCTGCCAAGATCCGGGAGGCCCTCGGTCTGACGGCCGAAGCCCCCGACACAGAGGTGCAGGCGGCGCTCGCCGCTGCCGGGCTGGCCCCGGCGCCCGCATCCACGGAGCCCGCGCCCGCGCCGACCGGCGGCGTCAACGCGGACGAGGTGCTGCCCCCGGTGCAGCCGACCGCGGCGAGCGGTGACGCGGTCCTGCTCGACCCGGTGCAGTACAACGCGCTGCGCACCTCCGCCGCCCGCGGCGAGGAGGCGTGGCGCAAGATGCGCGAGGCCGAGTGCGGCGCCGTCCTGGACGCCGCGATCAAGGCCGGGAAGTTCCCGCCGGCCCGCCGCGAGCACTACGAGAAGCTGTGGGCCGCCGACCCCGACGGCACCAAGGACATGGTGGAGAAGCTCGCCGCCAACGTCATCCCCATCATGACCTCCGGCTATCCGGGCGTCGGCGACGAGACCGAGCAGGAAATGGCGTACGCCGCGATGTACCCGACTTCGAAGGTGGGTGGCGGCCGTGGCTGATTACACCCCGGTCTTCCCGCTCGCACCGGGCCCGTTCACCTCGCAGGCGTCGGGCACCATCACCGGCGGCGACCTGGTCGCGGTGTCCGGTTCGGGCACCGTCGCCTCCGCAGCCGCCGGCGCATCCGCGATCGGCGTCGCCGCGCACGACGCGGTCACCGGCCAGAAGGTGGCCGTGCACCCGCTCAAGCAGGTCCACGAGACGCTCGCCGGCGTTGCCGGTGTCACGGCCGGGAACCCGCTGAAGGTGGGTGCCAGCCCGAGCAAGCTCGTTTTGTGGGTGACCGGCACCGACGGCGCGGAGAAGTGGGTCGGCGTCGCGCTGACCACGGCCGCCGCGGACGCCACTCTTCGCTGGATTGGACGCTGACATGCCGCACACGTATCCACCGGCCGCTCCCACCATCAGCGGCGACACGATTACGATCAGCCGGTTCCTCAACAGCCCGGCTGCTGTGCAGCGGCGGCTGCGCACCCTGACCGAGAACCGGTTCATCGCCGACGTTCTGCTGTCGGGCCGCTTCCAGGTCAGCGGCGGCAGCATCCTGTACGAACAGTCCGAGTCGATCTACACCAGCAAGGCGCCGGAAGCGGTCGCCCCGGGCACCGAGTACCCCATGTCGACGGCCACCCCTGGTACGGCGGCGCTGGCCGCGGTCACCAAGTGGGGCCAGGACGTGCCGGTCACCGACGAGCATGTCGGCCGGTACGGGGGCCGCGCCGTCGAGATCGCCCTCATCAAGATCGCCAACAACATCATCAAGCAGGTCGACAGTGTCGCTCTGGCGACGATCGCCGCGGCGGTCACCCAGACCCGCGCCGCCGGTTCCCCCGGCGGTGTCGGCACGGCGCGCGCCTGGTCGGTCATCACCAACGACCCGGCCACCTCATCGGCGCCGCTGATGGACCTGATGGGCGCGGCGGCCGAGATCCGGGCGCTGGACCAGGGCTATGAGCCTGACATCGCGGTCATGAACGACATGAGCCTGGCGCGGGTGGTCGGCAACGCCGCCATCATCGCCGGTCTGCCCCGCGAGGACCGCAACAGTGTCACCGCTGCCGGTCTGGCCGCGTTCCGGGAGATCGCCGGGCTGATGCCGTTGCCGACCAACAACCTGCCGGTCTCCTCCACGGTGTTCGTGCTGGACTCCACGATGCTGGGCGGGCTCGGTTACGAGCGCATCCCCAGCCCGGAGTACCAGGGCGACCCTGCCAACGGCGTGGAGTCGTTCTCTCGGCGCGACCCGGCCGCCACCGACAAGTGGCTCATCCGTGGTCGCCGCCCGGTGGTGCCGATCGTGCAGGAGCCCGGCGCAGGCTTCAAGATCACGGGGGTGTGACGGTGGAACACCAGGTCGTATGGGCCAAATGCTCCGTCACCAACCCGGAGAACGACCAGGAGAAGATCCTGCTCAAGGGGGACATGCTCCCCGACTGGGTCACCGAGTTCACCAAGTTCGTGCTCACCACCTCCGGCGCCGTCAAGGTCGTAGAGGACCGCGACCCGGCCCTCGTGCCGGAGGACGCCGGCCCTGAGCCGGTGCGCCTGGCCGAGCATGCTCCGCCGCCGGTTCCGCAGGTCAACTACCGCTCCTCCAAGGCCGAGCTCGTCGACCACGGCGTCGCCAAGGGCGGCAGCCGTACAGAGCTGGAGGCGCTCAACATCAAGGAACTGCAGGCCAAGTACGTCAAGGCCGAGCAGTCGTAGTCGTGGCCCGGCCCGGGGGTGCCCCCGACACCCCGGCCGGGCCGCTCACAACCGCATAGGGAGGGCCGGTGGCCACCGTCTCCTGGGAGCCGTCGCTGGAGCAGGTGGCGGACATCATCCCGACCCGCACCAGAGATCCATCTACCCCCGGCTCGGACGTGATGCTCGGCACGTTCACCGCGGCCACGACGCCATCGGGTGAGCAGGCTTCCCGGAAGATCCGGGCGGCCGTGTCCGAGGTGCTGTCCGCCGTCGTAGGCGTCATCCCTGCCGTCCCCACGTATCTGGCCGAGTTCGCCTCGGAGGCCGCCGCGTTGCGTGCTGCCGCCGACATCGAACTGGCTTACCCGCAGCGCGACGCCGACGTGTCGGTGTACGAGCAGCTCAACCAGCGCGCCAACGATGCCCTGACCCGGCTGATCGGCGCGGTGGACGACGTCGGCTCGGGCCCGGAGGGGTCTCTGCTGCCCGCGTACGCGTTCCCTGAGCCCGGCTGGCCGGGCGACTACCCGATCTGAGGGAGGACGCCGTGGCCATCGGCAGCGGCGGCAGAGGATTCCGCCTCGACTTCGACGAACGCGAACTGGACCACCTGCTGCACGCCCCCGACGGGGCGGTCGGCCGGAAGATGGCCCGCATCGGCGAGGTCGTCACCCAAGGCGCGAAACGCCGGGCCCCCGTGTCCAAACGCGGATCCGGCGGGCGGCCGTCGGGCTATCTCCGCTCGAAAATCGGGTGGGAGATGCACCGCGACGCCCTCGGGCTGTACGTGGACATCGCCTCCCCGGCCCGCACCGTGCACGGCGAACCGATCGGACTCTTCGCTGAGGTGGGTACGCAGCCGCACACCATCCGCCCGAAAAATCCGAACGGGTGGCTCCGCTGGACCGGCCCGGATGGGAAGGTCCACTTCGCCAAGGTGGTGCACCACCCCGGAACCCGAGCACAACCCCATCTCAGGCCAGCCCTCGATGACATCCGAGGCGCTTAGCGGCGCGCGGCCCTGTCCTGTCGACAGGTCCTGCACTGTCGGCGCAGGGTGGCGTCGTCCTTCGACCGCCGAACCCAGTACGTGTTCTCCTCGGTCCACGGGTGGCCGTTCTTGCAAGTGGGACGGTCGGCGCGGAGAGGTGCGTCGACCGGGACGCCATTGGCGGCGCGCCAACGCTCACGGTCGCAGGCTCGGCATTCGCGCCCTTCGGCGCCGTATCCGTTGTACGTCTTCGTACGGCGGGTGTTGGTTTCGTCGTACGGGTGCCCCCGGGGACAGTGGGTCCTCGCTCCATTCACCAGGCTCACGTCACCGCGTGCGATGTTCTGCGCGTTGCTCACGTCTTCAAGGTGCGCCGCTGCCCCGCAGCGACGGACACGGCAGAGATGGTCGGTGACCCCTACAGGGGGTGAGCCGCGAGCGATTTCGTAGGCAACCCGGTGCACCTTTCGGTTGTTGCGGATGGAACTGTCCCAGATGACGCCGTACCCGTCGGCGTCAATGGCGCCACTCCATAGCAGGCAGGGGCCGATGATCGGCCTCCCGAGACGGTCTTCCGTAGTGGGCGGCTCAGCCTCCACCAACTTGGCGAAGAGCCGCTTTGCGACGGTTGGTCCAAGCACCGTATGAATTTAACAGGAGTTGGGAACTGATGCCCGCTGTTCCTGCTATCGCGGCTGTCGTCGCCTGGGTCAACAGCCGCACCGACCTGATCGGCAAGGGCAACCCGATCGCCCTCGGCGCGTTCCGCCGTAGCCACCGCCCCCGTTCCCCCGGCCAAGGCGCCTACCTGCTGCTCTCCCAGGTCGGCGGATCCCCGGATCTGCTGGCCGAGGGGGGCGCGAGCAGGGCGCGCATCTCCGCATCTGTGTACGCCGGCACCGAAGAGGCCGCCGAAGCCGCAGCGGTCGCCTACGCCGGCGCGGTGGAGGCGCTGACAGGCGAGCCGGTGCAGATGGGCGCGGTCGCCCGCTGCCTGGTCGCCGACAACATCACGGGCCCGCTGCAGGTGGACGCCCCTGACGAGCACCTGTTTCTCGTAGACGCCGACTTCTATCTCACGACGTAAGGACACCTCATGGCGGCACTCACGACGCAGGTCGTCTCGGCCAGCGGCATCGCCCCCACGTATACGCAGGTCGCGGCGGCGGACACTTTTTCGCCGGGTGATCACGTTTTTCTGCACATCAAGAACGGCGGCGGGTCGCCCACCACGGCGACCATCACCACGCCGGGCACGGTGGACGGTCTCGCGATCGCCGACCTTCCGGTGACGGTCCCGGCGGCCGGAGAGCGGATGATCGGCCCGCTGCCCGCGCGGACGTTCGCCAAGTCCGACGGGCAGGCCGACCTGGTGTGTTCGCCGACGACCACGGTCACGGTCGCCGTGCTGAGGGTGGGCTGATCATGGCGACGCGCAGGCAGGACCAGAAGCCGGCCGAGAAGACCCCCCCGGCGTACTACATCGCCGACCAGGCGCTTTTCATCGACTACGTCAGGGCCCACAACCCGGGCGACCAGGTGCCGGTCGACCACGTCGAGAAGTACGGGTGGGCCGATCTGGTTCACGACCCCAACCCGCCCGCGACCGGCGAGCAGGACAAGAAGACCAAGCCTGAGACCGCCGAAGGCCAGGCCAGCACCCAGAAGGAAGGGGACGCCTGATGCCTCGCGGAAACGCCGGAGGGCTCTCGCTCGGCCCGGGATACCTGTACATCGCCGTGCTCGGCACCACCGAACCGACCGACCTCGCCACAGCGTGGGCGACGGTCAGCGCGTCCTGGATCCAGTTGGGTTACACCGACGACGGATCCGAGTTCACCTACGACATCTCCTCCGACAAGGTGGAGGTCGCCGAAGAGCTCGACCCGATCCGGGTCGCGCTCACCGCTCGCGACCCCAAGTTGGCGTTCGACCTGGCCGAGGTGACCGCCAGCAACCTGAAGAGGGCGCTCAACGGTGGCACCATAACCTCGGGCACGGGCATCGTGACGTTCGAACCCCCAGACCTGGGGTCCGAGGTGCGGACGATGATCGGGTTCGAGTCGGAGGACCACACCGAACGCTGGGTGTACCGGCAGTGCCTGCAGACCGGCGGGCTCGGCATGGCCCGCAAGAAGGGCGCCGACAAGACCACGATCGCGTGCGAGTTCTCCCTGGAGAAGCCGGCGTCGGGCCTGCCCATCTTCAAGGCGATCTTCGCGTCGCCGGCCCGAGGCTAGGGGTAGCGATGACACGCAAGTACACATCCAAGAAACGTGCCGCCACCGGAGAGGTCCCCACCTTCGAGCTGGACGGGGTGACATTCGAGTGCCCGGGACGGCCCAACGCGCTGGACCTGGCGGAGCTCGCACGGCTGGCCGAGCAGGGCGCCGATTCCGTCGACCCCGAAGCGCTCGCCGCGATCGCCGACTTCATGACCTCGGTGATGGGCAAGCGGGAGTATGCCCGGTTCCGCACACACTGCCGCACCCATGAGACCGACGAGGAAACCATGATGGGGATCCTCGCGGGCATCGTGGAGGACATGTCGGCACGCCCTACGCCGCGGCCGTCCAGCTTGCCGGATGGGCCGCCGAACACGCCGGGTACCTCGACGGTCGTCTCGTTCTCGCGGGGCACCGTGCAGACGGTCGACCTGCCGGACCGGGACAGCCAGTCGACACCGACAGAGGGGCTAGTTTCCTACGGCTGACGGACCTGCCGCTGGCTGACGCGCTCGACTTCACTCACGCTCTGCTGGTTGAACGCCGTGACACCACGCTCGCCAACGCCGCGGCGTTCGCCCTGGCCGGAGTCAAGGACGTCAACCCCGACTCGCTGGACGAGGTCGCGGAGGCGTTCGCCGAAACCGGCCCCCACCAGTCCAAGCGTGACAGGCAAGCCGAGATCGACGCGTTCCTCGCCATATCCACATAGGTAGCGCGGGGGGTGTCCATGGCCCCCCTGGCCGAGGCGTTCGTCCGCGTCCGCGCAGACACCACCGGCGTCCGCGACGACGTGCGCAACGAGTTCGGCCGGTCCGGAGGCGACGCGGGCGACGAGTTCAGCACCCGCTTCTCCAAGGACGCGGAAAGTCGTATCCGCTCCGAGCGCGGCCGGTTCACAGCCGAAGGCCGAAACCTCGGGGAAGGCCTCGGCGACGGCGCCGGGAACGGCATGGCGGAGACGCTCCGCCGTAGCCTGCCCAGTCTCCTGGCCGGGCTGACCCCCAGTTTCCGCACCATGTCGCTCACCCTGTTCTCGGGGCTCACCTCCGGCGCGGCATCGGCGGCATCCGGGCTCGGCACCCTGGCTGTGACCATGGGGTCGCTGGCCACCAGCGCCGTGCTGACGGCCGCGAAACTGTCGCTTCTGGCCGGCGCCGCGGCCACTGCGGCCATGCAAGCAGGCCAGCTCGTGGTGGCTCTTGCCCCAGCTGCGGGCGCCCTGGCCGCGCTGCCCGGCGGGGTGCTGCTCGGCGCCGCCGCGCTGGGCACCCTCAAGCTGGCGCTGAACGGCGTCGGCGACGCCTTCGCCGCCGCCATTTCCGGCGACATGGACAAGTTCCTGGCGGCCGCCGCCGGGCTGGGCCCCGCGGCCTCCAACGTGGCCTACGAGCTTTTCCAGATGTCCGGGGCTTTTCAGGGCCTCAAGTTCGCCGCTCAGGACGCCCTGTTCGGGCCGCTGGTCGGACAAATGTGGTCGCTGCTGCCCGTTCTCAACGCCCTGACCGACGGGGTGGAGAGTGTGGCCGGCCAGTTCGGCCAGGCCGCGCTGAAGGTCCTGGAGTTCGCCCGGTCATCGGAGTCGATCTGGGCCATCCGCAGCGTGTTCACCTCCCTGCACGACGCGGTGGCCGCCTTCACCCCCGCCCTGACGCCCCTGCTCAACGGCTTCAGAGACCTCGGCGTGGTCGGCGCCGGGTGGCTGGCCGACCTGGCGCCCGGGATCGCCGCGGTGGCCCAGCGGTTCGGCCTGTTCATGTACAACGCCGCCGCTTCCGGCAAGGCGCTGGAGTGGATGGACAACGCGCTGGCGGTGTTCAAGCAGCTCGGGTCGATCGTCGGCGATCTCGGCGGCATCCTCAAGTCGGTCTTCACCGCCATGCAGACCTCGGGCGCGAGCGCGCTCGGCGTCATAGGCCAGCTGCTCGACGGGATGAACCAGTTCCTCAAGTCGGCGCAAGGCCAGTCGACGCTGGTCGCGGTGTTCACCGCGCTCAGCGCCATCGCCAAATCGTTCCTGCCCGTGATCACAGCCGTCGTCGGCGTCGTCGCCCAACTCGCCCCCGTCGTCGCACAGCTGGCTCAAATGGTCGGCCCGGTGCTCACCGCGGCGATCACCGCGCTCGGTCCTGCCGTCGCGGCGATCGGCCCGGGGATGATCGCGGTGTTCGCCGGCATCGGCGACGCGGTCAAGGCCCTGGCGCCCGCTCTGCAGCCGCTCGGCCAGACCATCGGTTCGGCGTTCGCGACGCTGAGGCCGCTGATCGCCGCCATCGGCCCGGCCATCGCCGCACTCATGCCCGGATTGCAGGCGTTCATCGGTGCCGTGGCCACGGGTTTCGCGTCGCTCGCACCGGCTCTGCTGCCTGTGGGGCAGGCCATAGGGCAGACGTTCGCCGCTCTGGCGCCCATCTTCGGCCCCATCGGTCGGGCCATCGCAGGCGTGGTGACCGCCGTGGCGCCGCTGCTGCCCGTGCTCGGCCAGCTGGTCGCGCTCATCGCCACGAGCCTCGCGTCCGGCGTGACCGCGATCCTGCCGTCGCTCCAGGTGATGGTCCGCGTCTTCGGCGAAATTCTGCAGTCCCTGTCCCCGCTGCTGCCGGTGATCGTTCAACTGGCGACGGTGATCGCCTCCAGCCTCGCCGCCGGGATGCAAGCCCTGCTCGGCCCCGTCCAGGTCCTGGTCGGCGGGCTGGCCTCGATGCTCACCGCGCTCACGCCGATCATCCCGCTGCTGATCGGCTTGGCCACGACGCTCATCAACGCCCTGGTGCCGGCGCTGGCTCCGTTGCTGCCGCAGATCGCCACGCTGGTCACCCAGCTGATTCAGGGCCTGGTCCCGGCGATCACACCGCTGATCCCGATCATCACGCAGATCGCCGGGATCATCGCGCAAAACTTCGTGACCGGCCTCGCGTTGCTGGTGCAGGCCGTCGTGCCGCTGCTGCCGATGCTGTCGGAGCTCGCGCAAACCATCGGGTTGGCGCTGGTGAAGTACCTGCAGGAGCTCTCGCCGCTGCTGCCCGGCCTGATCGGCGCGTTCCTGTCGCTGATCACAGCGCTCACGCCGATCCTGCCGGTGGTGGGTGAGCTCGTGAGAGCGCTGCTGCCGGTCATGGCCGAGTGGATCAAGGTGTTGGCGCCGGCCGTGGTCCAGCTGGCAGGCGCCGCCGTCCAGCTCATCACCGCGATGACGCCGATGCTGCCGATGGTCGCCGAGCTGATCAGGCTGTGGTCGCCGGTCCAGGTCATGTTCGTGAAACTCGTCGGCGTGATCCTCGGGGTGGTCATCCCGGCCATCACGACCTTCGCCGCCGACATCTCCGACAAGATCCACACCATTGTCGGCTGGTTCCAATGGCTGTACGACATGCTGATCGGGCACTCGATCATCCCGGATCTGGTCAACGGGATCACCCGGTGGCTGTCGGACCTGCCCGCCAAGTTCGCCGAATGGTTCGGCAAGGCCAAAGACTGGGCGGTGCAGAAGTTCAACGAGCTCGTCGACTGGGTGAGAGGCGTCCCCAACCAGATCGTTACGGCGCTCGGTGGCCTCGGGGACACCCTGGTCACCGCTGGGAAGAACCTGATCACCGGCCTGTGGAACGGCGTGGTGAGCATGTGGCAGTGGTTCAAGGACCAGATCTACAGCTTCTTCTCCGGGATCATGCCCGACTGGGTGAAGCAGGCCCTCGGCATTTCCTCCCCGTCGAAGGTGTTCGCGGCACTCGGCCGCCAGTTGCCCGCCGGTCTGGCCATGGGCATGGACGGCGCACAGGGCTTGGTGAAGGCGGCGGCCGAGCGGATGGCCGGCGCCGCAGCCAAGTTCGCCGTGCCGTCGCTATCCCCATCCCTGACGGTAGGCGGCCAAACGCTCGCCGGGTCGGCCGCCGCAGCCGGCGGCACGTCTGGGGTGACCATCCAGGGTGACCTGGTGGTCCCCATCACCGGCGTCCTGGACTTCACCAAACCCGACGCGATCCGCGCCCTCATGGTCCGCCTCCGCGAGGAGCTCGCCAACCTGGAGCGTGAGTACGCGTGACGATGAGCGACCTCACCATTGGACGGCTGCTGCTGCGGGAAACCTTCCGGCTGTCGGAATCGGCCGGAGACGCGCGGACCCTTGCGCTGCAGGGCCGCGAAGTCGCCCCGCTGATCACTCGCGCCCAGGTGGTGGACCGGCACGAGAACCTGCTGGGCCTGACCGGATCCCTGGTGCAAGCCGTGTGGACGGAGAAGCCGGAACGCAACGGCTACTACACGATCACCTCGGCGACCAGTGATTACACCGACCGGCGCGGCGACCCGGTGTGGGCGGATTGGAAAATGGATCTGCTCAAACACGGCACCGACACCGAGGTTGACCTGGAGTCCCGTCTGACCGGTGCGGTGCGCGTCAACGACTTCACCCTGACAGGGGAGCGGTGGCACGCCCCGCCGATCGGCCACTACGCCTACCACACCGGGTCCACCCTGCCGACGACGATGACCCGCACCGGCGCCGACGGGGCGATGACCGTGTACCGGGGCGTGCCGGCCGGGGTGTCGCCACGGTGGGGGTGCGCGGTCGCCAACTACATGAAGGGCCGCTCCCGCGTCCTGTCTGCCACGGTTGAACGGGTGGGCACCGGCTACACGGTGAACGCGGCCAACTGGGAGATCTCCAACGCCCTGGTGCGTGTGCGCCCCCTCGCCTCGGGCGGCACCTTGGAAATCTCCGCCTACACCGGCGGGGCGTGGCGCCCCAAGAACTGGTGGATCGACTTCGGCGGCACCCAGATCGCGGCGTTCGACACGGTCACGATCCTGCGCAACGACCCCGAGCAGTGCGCGCTCCGGTTGACCGAGACCCGGTCCCCGGTGGGCCGGATCACCCTGGATTTGACGCTGCGGCGCGGTTCACGCTTCGTGGAGGGCTACCTGCAGCGTGGCGACTCCGGGACGCTCAGCGCGTATCTGGGCACCGCGGAGGCGTACACCAACAACACCTCCTACCTGGTGAAGACAGCAGACGACGCAGACGGCAACCGGTTCACCGCCGGGTCGGCCCGCACGTTCACCGCGCACGCCAACGGCGGGGTCACCAAGGCGTCGGTGACGGCACTGGACTTCTTCGTAGGCGTGACCGCGGGCGGCGGGTCGGCGGTGTCGGGGGACCAGGCGGTGAACCTTCGCGACCAGTACGTGGCGGCGATGCCCGAGACGACGGCCGCGGTGAGACGCTGATGGCGGTAACCGAGGTTGTCCAGGCGCTCGGCTCGTGGAGTGTCACTCTGGCCGAGGAAACCCCGCGCGAGGTGCTGGATCAGCTCGACTTTTTCGGTCACGTCGCCTTGGTTCCGGGCCGGGTCAACCCCGCCGAGTACGGGGACACGCTGCTCACCATGGCCCGGTATGTGGGTGTGCTGACCGGACGGGATTTCGACCAGGTCAAACGGGTCGGCGGGCAGGGAATGGCGGTGTGGCTGGGTGACGCCGACGACAAGGGCGAGGTGCTGGAGTCGCCGGTCACCATCACTGGGCAGACCTTCGCCAACGCCATCCGGGCGCTGCTCGGCACGTCCACGGCGGTGGTGGAGGGCACCCTGTTCTCGGTGGCCGGCTCCTATACCGGGATCCACCAGTGGCAGTCACGCCGCAAGGCCATCGACTACGTCTGCGCGACGATGGGCGCGGAATGGCGGGTCAACGGCAACGCCACCTTGGACGCCGGGCCGATCGCCAACCTGTATGCCACCACCCCGGCGTGCGTGATCGTGCGAAAGGGCAGCGCGGGCCGGGATATGGCGCTCACCGCGCTGCCGGGCGATATGGATTTGCAGCGTGACGTCGAGGATTTCACCACCCGCGTGGTGCTGCTGGCCGAGGGGGAGGGGCCGAGCATCTCGACGGGGTCGGCGAACATCATCACCAACCCCTACCTGGACATCCGGGGAAACGCGGTCAAACGGACCCGGCTGATCTCCGAGTCGGGGACGGCGACGAGCAACGCGGCGGCGCGGGCGCAGTTGCAGCTCAACCGGTTTTCGGGGACCCGCAACGCGTTGCGGCTGTCGGCCGACGACTACGAGGTGCGGGGCACGTTCAAGGTCGGCGACTACGTGTGGGTGTATGACCCGGACGCGGGTCTGTTCGACACTGCCAACGAGGTGACGTTCCGGGGGCAGCGGTTCAACCCGGTCAAGCTGCGGGTGGTGGAGTCGTCGTGGCCTGTGGTCGCGGAGATGACGGTGGCCTACCGGGCGAAGACGGGCGCGTGGGTGGATTTGACCGCGTTCGTGGTGCCGGAGGCGTCGACGACGTCGATCACGGTCGGCGAGTTGTCGAGGTCGTTGACGAACGCGGGCACCGAGCCGGTGGGGGACCGCCCGGCGGGGGACGCCACGGTCCCAGGCACGGTGTCTTGGGTGCTGCCGTTCGGCACGTCGGTGTATTTGGACGCTCTGGGCGGGACGCTGGCCCGCATCTTGGTGGCGTGGCTGCTGCCGCTCAACGCCGACGGCAGCACGATCCTCGACGGCGACCACTACGAGATCTCCTACGGGGTGTCCCCGGCTTCGTCGTGGCAGACGGAGTACGCGCCGTGGGGAACTTTGCAGGCGATGGTGAACGGCCTTGCCCCGGGGGTGGCCTACGACTTCCGGATCCGCGCGGTGGACCTGGCGGGCAACGTGGGGGCGTGGTCGGCGACGACGACTGCGACGGCGAACCCGGACACGATCGCCCCGTCGACACCCGCCCCGCCGACGGTGGCGGCGTCGCGGATCGCATTCCAGATCACGCACACGCTGGGCAAAGCCTCGGGTGGCACCTACAACCTTGAGCTGGACCTGGACCACCTTGAAGTGCACGTCGGCGCGACGTCGGGGTTCACCCCGGACGCGACGACGCTCAAGGGCAAGGTGGCGGCCAACTCGGGGATGATTCGCGCGACGATCCCTGCTGTCGGGTCGGTGGGCGTGGAGCAGACGACGGCGATGTTCATCAAGGTGATCGCGGTCGACGAGTCCGGCAACAAGAGCTCGCCGAGCACGTCGGCCACAGCGACGGCGCTGCTGATCGACGACCTGCACATCTCCGACCTGACGGTCACCAAGGTGACCGCTGGCACGATCTCGGCGAACTGGCTGATCGGCGCGTCCATTCGCACCGCCAGTTCGGGCCAACGGGTGGAGTTGAACGCCACCGGGTTGCACGGGTTCAACGGGTCTGGCGTGGAGACGGTCTCCCTGCTCAACACGGGTGCGTTCACGCTGCGCTCGGCCTCATCGGGTGCGCGGATCGAGTTGGACGCCAGCGGCTTCCGTGCGTTCAACTCCGGAGGCACCCAGACCGTGGACGTCGCCTCAACCGGAAACGTGCTGATCATCGGTGAGATCCGGACGGCCAACACGGGAAGACGGCTGATCTTCAACCCTTCCGGATCATCCGATCCGGAGATCCGGTTCTACGCTGACCTGGGCTCCAACTACGTGCGGATGTTCAGCAACCCGACGGGCACCGGTGAGCCGGAGCTGAAGGTTCTGGGAGCCGTCGGAGCGAACGGCCGGACTCCTGAGCTTTTCATGGGATCGGGATATGCCTACCTCCGCAATACGGGGGGGGCCAATCCGAACGCGGAAGTCTGGACGAGCGGGGACGGCAGTATCTACGTGAACGGCAAGTTCGCGGCCATCTTCACCAATTCGGCGATGACCAGTGGGTCGCCTACCGTCTCGGGGACGGCGGGCATCATCGTCTATCCGACGACCTACAACGACACGTTTCGCGTGGTAGCGACGCCTCAAGCGGGAAACGGGGTGCCGTTCAGCGTGAACAACCCAAGTACGACGGGCTTTACATGGCTGAACGGCGGACCCGGGTTCTCCGGTTCCGACAGAGTCACTTATTGGGCTATGAGGATGTGATGCGGTGAGCGGGTGGGAAGTTGTAAACGTGCACGAGGACCTCGACGCCGACGACGGGCACCGCTGGCTGATCGTCTACAGCGTTCCCGTCGAATACGCCCCGGACGGGGTCTACTCGGTGTCGCTGCCGAAAGACATCTTCAACAACTGGGCAGCGGTATACGGCTACGACGTGGACGACCCGCAGGACGTTGATGCGTTGTTCAACCACGTCACCTATCACGCGTACATCAACGAGGTGCTGCGCAAGGAAGGCCGGGCCGACGAGATCGTGGCCAACCCGTTCGAACTCGGGGCCGACGAAGCGCGGGCTCGCGTCCAGGCGCACGTGGCCGAATTCAAGGCGTCCCGCCCTCTCGGCACAGCCTCGGCTGCGACGTCGCCGGGCGGGCGTTCCTCCGACCCGCACGACGTGATCCGCGCCGACATGGCGACCCGCCTCGACCGGGCTGCGGTGGACAAGCACATGGACGCCGTCAAGCAGGCTCGCAAGACCGTCATGGCGAAGGTCGCGGCACGGAAGGCCAGACGATGACGGACGACCAGGCGGCGCTGACCGTCGACCTGAACCGCTACGCCGAGCAGCTTTCGCGGCAACGCAACGCCGCCCTTGACGAAGCCGCCCAGCTCCGCGCCGTCGTCGAGGATCTCGTGGCCGAACGCGACCAGCTCAAGGCGCAGCTCGCACAGCCCGAGGAGTAGCCCTCCGGTTGCCCCGTGTCCGAGATCGGACTTCTGATCGTGCCGCCCGTGACCTCCGGCGGGCGGCACCCGACGTTGCAAAGGAGACGCGCAGCCGATGAGCCGACGCTGGGGGGACCTACTGCACCAGGTCGGTCGCCGCGGCGCGTCCCTCATCTTCTTCGCCCTAGTGGACCTGGTGTGGGCCTACGGGCTGACCGCCGCACCCGCCAACCCCGGCAACGAGTTCGTCGCCCACCTGCTGCCACTACCGGTGTGGGCGGCCCTGTGGGCAGCCGTCGGCGGGCTGTGCCTCATATACGCCTTCAGGAGCTCCGACCGGGTGGCGTTCGCCGCCGCGTCCCTGCTCAAAGTGGCATGGGGCACCCTCTACCTGCTCGGGTGGGCGCTGGGGGAGATCCCGCGCGGATATCTGGCGACGGTGATCTGGCTCGCCTTCGCCGGGTTCGTGCAGGTCATAGCCGGATGGATGGAAAACAGGGGACCTGAGTGGACGCCACCGTCTACGTCGCCGTAATCAGCGGTCTGGCCGCCGTGGTGTCCGCCGTATACAGCGCCCGGTCGGCGGGCCGGACCACCCAGAAAAGGACCGAGACCGAAGCGCAGGCGGTCAAGCAGAAGGCCGAGGCTGAGGAAAGGGCGGCGCTCCGCCAAATCGAAGCCGGCGCCTATGACCGGGCCAGGCAGTTCTACGAGGGCACCCTGACGCGGATGCAGGGGGAGATCGACCGGCAGTCCAGGCAGATCAACAACCTGCAACACCAGGTGACCCGGCTGTCCCGGCAAGTACGTGACGCCGGGCTGGTGCCGGTGACCAGCAGCGAAGAGGAGGGGCTGTGACCGAACCACAACCACCCGGCAACGAGGCGGACCTGGTCCACGAGGGCGTCGACCGTCGCCCCTGGGAGGCCACCGAGGCCGACGAGGAGGCCGTGCTGCGCGAGCTGTACGGGCCGCCGGACGCGAACGGGATCTACCGGGGCGAGGGGGCACAGTGAGCGCGTCAGCGATGCTCGCCGCGGCACGCAAATCCCTGGGGCTGGCCGGCAGGCCCAACTACATCACCCGCGAGTACGCGTCCCGGAACGGCAACGTCTTCCTGGCCGCGCCATGGTGCGACCAGGCGGTGACGTACTGGGCCCGGCACAGCGGCAACGCCGCGGCGGTCCTTCCGAAGGGGGACCGGGCGTTCACAGTGTGGCATGCCGGGGACGGGCAGGCGCTGGGCCGATGGCACGCCGGGACCGTGGAGAACATCAAGGCGCACGCCACCCCCGGGTGCCCGATCTTCTTCGACTGGGACGGCAGCAACACCATCGGGGCGATCGACCACATCGGGGTCATCGAGAAGGTCCTGTCGGATGGCCGGGTGCAGACCATCGAGGCCAACACCGGGGACGCGGTCAAACGGCGTGTCCGCTCGGCCAGCGTCATCGCCGGCTTCTGGAACCCCGACTACGGCGACGTGACCGCCGCCGCCGCGCACGCGAAAACCTGGATGGAGGAGCTCGTGGACAAGCTGCCCTTGTTGAAGCCGGGCGCGAAGGGCTGGGCGGTGAAGCGGGCGTTCTACCTGCTGATCGCCAACGGCTTCGCCCTGGACCCGAAGGTCGTGAAGGACACCGAGTACACCAAGGCGATGCAGGCGAAGGTCGCCGAGTTCCAGAAGGCCAAGAAGTTGAAGGCCGATAAAGAGATCGGCTCCCTGACGTGGACGGCCCTGATCGTTCCCTGACCTGGCCCGCGTGGATCCCCTGATCTCCGGCGCGCAACTCCCGTCGCTGCGCCGAGCGCTCCACCACCTCGAGGGAGTGGAGCACCCCCAAGAGCCCCCGCGTGTCGGGGGCTTTGTCATGCAACGGAGGTTGCGCATGTCCAACAACGAACTCACAGGCGAGCCCGCCATCTGGGCTGCGCTCGCAGGCAGCTTCGTCCAGTTCCTCGCGGCGTTCTGGCTGCCCCTGGCGGACACTCAGGTCGCTGTCATCAACGCGGTCGTCATCGCCGCCGCAGGCGTGTGGGTGGCCTTCACCACGAAGAGCCTCGACAACGGCGGCAGCATCAAGTCCGCCCTGCTCGGCTTCACCAACGCCGGCATCTCCCTGGCGGTGACATTCGGCTGGCACGCCACAAACGCGCAGACGGCGGCACTCATGGGGTTCGTCGGCATGGCGACGGCGGTGTTCATCCGGCAGACGTCGCGCCCGAAGAGCGCGTACGGCTTGGCTGCCTGACCTCTGGTCGCGAACTCGCGTACGAGGTAGCCTACGAGATCCGACAAGCGGTAAGCGAACGGCCTCACCCTCTTCCCCTGCGGGAGGGTGGGGCCGTTTCGTCATGTCCGCATGCGCCGGGAAATCTGGGGCCCCAGGGGCGGGAGTTGGAACACTTCGCCCGACACGCCCGTTGGGGTGGTCAATGTCCCGATCCTGCCGGTTGGATCGTGACACGATCTAGACATAGCCCCGGCGAGCGCTGAAGACGCTCCCGGGATCGGCCAACCCCTATCTGGGAAAGAGTTGACGTGCCCGAAACTACCATTGACCTGCCAAGCAACCCCGGCGGGTCCCCCTTTGATGCGATCCGTCACGAAGAAGACGGCGTCGAGTACTGGCTGGCCCGCGAACTCCAGTCGGTCATGGGCTACGAGAAGTGGGAACGCTTCGAAGGCGTGATCGACAGAGCCATCCGGTCCGCCGAGAACACGGGAACGTACTCCGACCAGGCGTTTTCCCGGATCCGGGAAGTCGGACAAATCGGACAGTCGACGGGTGCACGGATCGACTACCGTCTGAGCCGCTACGCCGCCTACCTCGTGGCCATGAACGGCGACCCCAACAAGCCCCAGGTGGCCGCTGCTCAGGCGTACTTCGCCATTCGCACCCACGAGGCCGAGGCCGCCACCACCAAGCCGATGTCCGAGCTGGAGGTGGCGCGGAAGTACGTCGCCGTCCTGGAGCGCGAGCAACTGCTCTCTCGCGAGCTGGAGGTGGTCAAGCCGAAGGCCAGCAAGTGGGACGCCTACATCAACAGCGACGGCCTCATCGGCATGCGCGAGCTCGCCGACATCCTGAAGACCAGCGTGAACGCCCTCACTAGCTGGCTGGTGGAAGTCAACCTGTTCCGCCGGGCGGTCTCCCGGGGTGGCGGCGGACGGAACCTCCCGCGGACGACCAGTCAGAACTCCGGGCACTTCGAGGTGAAAACCGAGACGGCCAACGGCGTGGTCTTCCCTGTCGCATACGCCACACCGCAGGGGGTAGACCTCGTGGTCGACCTGTGGGGGCGTCGCACCGACGCCTGACCGATCCGTCCGAGCGCCCGCGTTCACCTTCGGGTGGGCGGGGGCGCTTCCTCGTGTTCGCGGGCGAGCCGTTCGGCCTCGGCGTGGAGCGCCCACGTCAGGAGCAAGGCCAGGCGCAGATCAGGGTCTTCGGGAGCGTGCATGGTGGTGCCTCCACCAAATGGGACGCACCGGAAACCCGGGAAGTTGCCCGCCCGAACCGAACCGCTATCGCAGGGCACGACAACGCCCCGCCACCCGGAGCGGTGACGGGGCTGTACGAAAACGCTCGGCTGCGGACTCCCGGACACCTGCCGTACCTGTCTTGCGGCGCGACCCGTGCGGAACCCGTGACCGGAATCAAGCTCGCACCGAACCCGCAGGCGACGGCATGCGAGACTCCCGGTTGGCCAGCTCCCGGTACACGGTCGCCCTCGAGGTCCCCAGCGTCTCGGCGACCTCGGCCACCGTGTGCTCGCGCGAGTCGTACATCCGGTACAGCGTCAGCACCTGCCGCGGGGTGAGCGACTTGCGCCGGCCGCCGTGACGGCCGCGAGCTCGCGCCGCGGCGAGACCCGCCTGCGTCCGTTCGATGATGCGGTCCCGCTCGAACTCGGCCAGCGCGGCGAAGATGTGGAACACCAGCTTCCCGGTCGGGGTCGCGGTGTCGATGCCCTCGGTGAGACTGCGGAAGTGCACCCCCCGCTCGCGGAGCATCCCGACCGTGTCGATGAGGTGCTGCATCGACCGGCCGAGCCGGTCGAGCTTCCACACCACCAGGGTGTCGCCGGGCCGGATCTGGTCGAGCAGGTTGTCCAGGTCCGGGCGCGCGGTCTTCGCCCCGGAGGCCACGTCGCTGAACGTCTTGTAGCACCCGGCCGCGTCCAGCGCGTCATGCTGCAGCGCCAGCTCTTGGTCAGGGGTGCTGACGCGCGCGTAGCCGAGCAGGTGGCCCATGGTGCTCCTTCGGGTGGGTTGGCCGACGTTGATTCCCGACGCGGGATACCGACGGCGGGGTCTTGCGGATTCTCTACGGGATCAGGGGCGTCGTCAGGGGATCGTTTGCCGACAGCGTCAAATCGCTGCGCCGACGGCGACCTCGAGGGAGCGGGCCGCCTGCGCCGGGTGGACCGGGATCACCGCCACCTCATCCCCCGGGCGGGCGCCGTACCCGGAGTCGCCCATGCCGTCGGCGATGACGAGCGCCTCCCGCGGGCCGGGGTCGACGGCCCAGCACGCCTCGACGATGAGCGGCCACTGACCGGCTACCTTCGTCGGCGTGGTGGCGGGGCGGGTGTAGAGCAGGCGCACCAGGCGGAAGCGGTTGCCGGACTCGAAGCGCATCACCAGTTCGTCGACCGTCATCACGATCGTGTCGGTCATGACGATCCACCCAGGATCCGGCGCACGGCTCGCGCACGCGGTGTGCCCGCGGCGGCCTGCATGATCTCCTCGGCCCGCCCCGGCGGGAGGGTGCGGTGGTGGTGCCACTCGTCGAGTTCGTCGCTGGCCGCCGCGTACGCCTCATCGGTGGTGTCGCGGCAGCGGGCCTCGAGGTGGTCGATGATGAACGCTTCGCCGGCGTCAACGCCGGGGCGGGTTGCCATGGTTCGCTCCTTGGGTCTTGAGGGAAGGGTGTCCCGCCCGCGGGGAAGACGGACGGGACGCGGGGGGATGGGTCAGTCCTCGTAGTCGCCGCGGTTCAACTTGCTCGTGATGAGGTCGGCGTGGGCCTCGTACTGGCGGGCTGCGACGCGGTCACCCTTCTTGGCCGCTTTGGCGGCCTTGCCCTTGATCTCTCGCAGGGTCTTCTGGGCTTCGCTCTTCTTGGGGAGTCCGGACTGGAACAGCGGCATGTTGTTCTCCTTCTAGGTGGGTTGTTCGTAGCGTCCTCCTCTGGGCCCGAGCGGGCGAGGCGGGACGCGGGGGATGGGTCAGGCGCGGGTGGTCATTCGTCGCCTGCGTCGACGTCGGTGACCACGATGGTGGCGCCGAGGCCGACGACGCAGCCGTCCATGACGAGCTCGCCGCCGAGGTTCACGACTCCGCCGTTGTTCACGATCCTGGGCATTCGGTTCTCCTTCAGGTTGGTGGAGCAGACGCTCCGGGCACCCGCGCGACCTTCCGGCCGGGCGAGTATCCGCAACAGCCGCACCGTCAGCGGGTCAGACCGGCCGCGTCACGCCAGCGCTGACCGGCACGCCCGTCCAAGGCGGTCGCCCGGTTGCTGACCTTCCGCAGGAACTCGGCGGCATCGACGTGCATCTGCGCCGCGGCGGCCAGGGCGTGCAGGCGCGGCCAGTCCTGGTCGTGGTACGCCTTCGGCATGTCGTCCATGTACGCCTGCATCGCGTCCAGGTGGTCGACGCAGTCGGGAAGCTTCGGCATGGCGTCTCCAGAGTTCACGGGGCGATGAGCTGGTAGAGGTCGCCGCGCTGCTGCACGACGTCGGCGCGGATCAGCGTGCGGAGCGCGGCGGGGACTTCGGCGAGCTGGACGTCGCCGATGGCACGCTGGACGGCCACGCAGACGGTGCCGACCTCCAGCGGTTTGCCGGCCGAGGCGAGGACCTGCTCGACGGCGGCCTGCACGTCGCCGGAGGTGTGGCGTGGCGTGCTCGGCTGGGCCGCGGTCTCGGGCGTGCGGCCGCGGGCGCTCTTGCGGCGCCACTCCTCCATGTAGCCGAGGGTCCGGTCGCCGAGCAGGCCGGCGGCCGGGGTGGAGGCGATGCCGAACGCGTCGCGGACCGGCATCATGCGCAGCGTCGCGGCGGGTCGCCGGTCGACGCCGGCGGTGTAGCCCAGGCCGTGGGTCTTGGAGCCGTCGCGGAAGTACTCGGGCAGTTTGGACGGGTCGGCGGGCAGGCCGACCATCTGGTGGTCGGTGCTGGACCCGGTGCGCAGCGCGGTGAGGCTGCCGCCGGAGATCAGGTTGGAGCGGAACGACTGGGAGTTGGCGAAGTTGTCCAAGCCGAGGTTCTGGTTGACCACCAGCAGGCTGCCGCCCGCCTTGCGCCAGGTGCGGACGCCGGTGGACAGCAATTCGAAGCCGAGTTTGCCGTACGGCCCGTCGAGGAACAGTTTCAGCTCCTCCGCGCACACCATGAGCATGCTCATGCCGCCCATGTCGGCATCGCCGGGCAGCAGGAACGGCTTGCCGCGTCGTTCCCGGCCTTGGGTGTCGGCCCAGGGGGCGTGGGCGACGTAGTCGGCGCGGCGAACCATGACGTAGTCGAGCATCTGCAGGTAGGCGTAGGTGGCCTCGTGGCCCTCGCCGTAGATCGGGGTGCGGCCCGACCAGTCCGGCTGGGAGCTGCCCGACTGCGGGTCCAGCAGCGCCGTGGCCACCAGCGGGCAGCGGTGGGCCAGCGCCAGCAGCCCGGAGACGTGGTTCGACTTACCGGACCCGGTGTCGCCTGCGATGACGCCCATCTGCGCCCCGCTGGACGTGGTCCAGAACTGCCGGTGGGCTGGGGCCAGGTCGAAGTAACGGCCGATCTGCGCGATGCCGGTCTGCGGGTCGATGGCCGCGCCGGAGTCCTCCAGCCATGCCGTGGCTGTCAGGTTCTGGTCGGAGCGGATCACGGTGACCCGCGCCCGGGAGGCGTCGCCGTCGTCGACCTCTTCGACGGCGACTTGGGATGGGCGCACACGGTTGGCCGAGGCGATCGTCTCCATGGCGTCGGCCGCCGACATCTTGCTGTACTTGGTGGGGCCCGGCTCGCCGACGATGATCCCGGTGTAGCCGTCGGGGACGGGCTCCACCTCGGCCAGGTGGGTCAGCTTGTACGCGGGGTTGTTGGGCACGACCCGCTCGGCCCACAGCGCCGCCTCGCGGCTGACCCTGGCCGAGGGTGCCTCGATCTCCCGCTGCGGGGCGCGGGCCGGGCGTCGCAGGACCCGCACCCAGAACGGGACCGAGGCGGCGAGCCCGACCGCCCACAACACCAGGACCACCCAGCCGTGTGGGCCGAGCAGGCTGGCCGTGGTCATCCACGCCGCCCCGGCGCCGACCGGAACCCACGGAAGGTCCCGGCCCGCGCGCTCGGCCCGGCCGAGCACCACCGCGGCTGCGGCGAGGATCAGCCCGGCGCGGATCAGCGGGTGCAGGCCCAACGCGAACAGCCACGCCGCGGCGTGAAGGGCGGCCAGCCACGCCACCGGCACCAGCAGGACGGCTTTGCCCCGCTCGTGGTGGGCGATCTGCCGGGTCATGCGCCGGGCCGTCTCCGTGTGCCTGGCACGTCGGACTTCGGCCGCGGCTTCCGCCTTGACGCGGGCATCGCGCACCTCATCGGCCAGCACGCGGGCCGCGTACTGCTCGATGAAGTCGGTGTCGTGGCTGGACATGGGTCGTCTCTCCTAGTTGTTGGCGACTTCGAGCGCCCGCGCGGCGGTCCGCTGGGCCACCCCGGCCGCCTGGTTGAGCAGGTCCTGCATCACGGCGGAGTTGCCGATCAGATCGGAGTGCCCGGCGAGCACGTCCCGCATGGACGCGGCGAGGTTCTCGATGCCGGCCATTCGGGACTGCAGTTCGCCTGCCAGGTCGGAGTGGGCGGCGGCGTAGCTGGTGAGGCCTGCGGCTTCGGTTTGCACTTCGGGTTCCTCCTGATGGATTTCCGGCTCGGGTTCGGGCCGGGTGTTCTCGGGTTCCGGCCGGGGCTCAGGCTCCGGCTCGGGTCTGGGGGCGGACTCCGGTTCCGGGTCGTCGGCGATGACCTCGGCGTCGATCGGCTGGGCGTCCTGCCACTCGCGGTACCGCTGCCGTCCCGCCTGCCACGCTTCGCGGCGGATCCGGTTGGCCGCGGCGACCGTCTTGCCGGCCCCGTACGCCCCGGCCAGCGCCCACGACAACCACCGGCGCGGGTTCTTCCACGACGGGTCACCCCGGCGCAGGCGTTCCTGGGCGAAGGTGTAGCCGTCGCGGAACTCGCGCACCGCCTGGGCTTTGCCCGCCTCCCACGCTCCGCCGGCGAACGCGCGGGCGTCCGGACGGCGCCACAAGATGCCGCAGATGATCGCGGCGACGACCAGGGCGAACAGCAGCGCGGCCATCACCGGCTCACACGGGAGCTGATGGTGTCGGCGTTGGTCTGGATCTGGTCGCCGATGTAGTTGAACGTCTGCGAACCGGTCAGCAGCAGCACCGCGATCAGCGAGGGGAGCGCGAACACGAACCACGGGTAGTCGATCTTCCCGTCGCTGAGGTCGGCGACGACACCGATGCCGAACCCCGCGGTCAGAACCAGCGCGACGCCTCCGACGATGAGGACCAGGGTGAGGTTGCCGGCGAGCAGACCGGTCAGCCAGAAGGCGATGCCGACCAGGCCGAGCCCGGCGAGCACCATGAGGATCCCCTGGAGGATCGACCATTTGCGGCGCTTCTTGAGCTGCACCGCGGGATACAGGAAGACGGCAGTGACCAGCAGCCCCCCGAAGATGATTCCGATCATGGCTGTGACCTTTCACATGAACAGGCTGATGACGAAGACGAGCAGGGCGCTCCCGGCCAGCAAGGACGGGTAGCTGATGACCAGCAGCAGCAGATGCGCGGCGGCGGTGACGGCGATGACGGGCGCCCCGTACAGGGCGTAGGGGACGCGCAGGATCAGGGCGTCGCGGATGTAGGGCTTGGGGTCGGTCCAGTACTGGCGGGCCAGGTCGGCGACCGGGCGGGGCCGCATGCCGAACGCGCCGTCTCCGATCCACGCCGCACGCCAGGTGGAGGTGAGACGCTCCTGCGCCGGCCGCAGCCGGTCGAACAGCCCCAGCCGTTCCAGAGCCTCCTCGGCCGTCTCGATGGCCGGATCCGATGCAGGGGGCGTCTCGACGGCGCCGCCCCTGAACGGCACCACGACATCGCTGGGCGCCGATTCCTCGTCGGCGGGGAGCTGTAGCTTGAACAGCCGGTCAGGCGCTGACACGGGACCTGCCTCCTCTCTGCCCCATCAACTGGGCGTGGTGCTTGTCGTTGAGTTCGCCTGCGAAGTCGATGAGCTGCTGGGCGAGGGCGACCCCCTGCTCGTGCGCCCTGGCGGGGTCCCGGCGGTCCAGCGACTTGAGCTCGGCCGTCACCCACCAGGCCGCCCACCAGAACCGCAGGACGCCGTTGCGCTGGGCGCGGATGCGGTTCAGGTGGAAGGCCTTGCGGGTCTGGGGGCCGGTCTGACGCTTCTCGGACAACGACGCTCCTCGGTTACGGAAAGTGGTGACGGTGGCGGCTGGTTATACTCGCGCGCGCGTTACGCTCCGGTGCGCGTTACGTAACGCATCTGCGCGTTGGAGGCGCTCGGAGGCGTCCGGCGGCCATCACGCACCTCCACGGACGATCAGCACGGTCGACACGAGGGAGACGGCCAGCGCGCCGAGCAGCAGATCCACGGCGACCTGGATGACCCGGTGTTTGGTGCGGGCCAGCCTCGACAGGACGACCAGCTCGGCGATCCGGTCCCGCTCGTATTCGACGGCGGGCCGCCCGGCCAGTAGGTCGGGGGAGGTGTGGGCGTAGACGACCCACCCGGCGCCCTCGCCGCGCCGGGGGAGGGAGGGGCGGACGGCGTACAGGAGTACGGCGACGCCGGCGACGAGCAGGATGACGGCCGCCCACAGCGTGTACTGCGCCGGGGATGGCAGGTGGGGGGTGCCGAGGGCGGCGGCTGCGGCGCCGACGCTGGCCGCGGTCCCGGCGATACCGAGCAGGGTCGCTGCTTTGGTGTCGGCGCGGCCCAGTTCGGTGCGAACCGAGGCGAGCTCGTGGGGGACGTCCATCAGGTGGTCCTCCTGCAGGGGATGAGGGCGAACACCCGGACACACTCGGCGCAGTTGCGGGCAGAACCGGAGCCGTGGATGGGGCAGCGGGGGGTGTTCTCGGTGGTGTGGCGGCAGCCGCAGAGGGGGCACTGGTAGCGCATCAGGAGTCGCCTCCGGCCATGAACCTCTGGACCTCGCGCGCCTTGTCGACGCCGACACCGAGGGCCGTACGGATCTTGTGGACGCCCGGATTTTGGGTCAGCGCACCGGCGGCGATCATGTCGCGGACGTGGTCGGCGAGGACCTGTACCGGGGCTGTACTGAGGGTGTACCGGTCCGGGCCGTTGTCCCTGTACGCGGGGTGTACCGGGGGTGTACCGAAGGGTGTACTGCGCCACGGCACCGGAAGGTCGGCGATGATCTTCCAGAGGGTGGGCAGAACCCACACGGCGAGCACCGCGGCGACTGGGCCGAGGGAGTGCACGATCAGGCCGAGCGGGTCGAACGGGAGGACGAACGCTGGCCAGCAGTTCAGGGTCAACGTGAGGCCGAGGAGAACCAGCTCGACGCGGAACAGGCGCCGGCCCTCGTGGCTTTTGCGGTCCACGACCTTGCCACGGATCGCCGAGTACGCCTGCACGCCGACGGCGGCGAGCAGGGGGAGCGACAGAACGGCTTCGACACCGTAGGCGGCCCACCAGCCCAGGTCGGCCTGCTCGATGTCGAGGGCTTTGACGACGCTGGCCTGCACGCCGATGGAGGAGACCGCGAGGGCGATGCCCGCGGCGGCCATCGTCATGCGGGTGGTGATGCGCCGCACCTGGGCGTCGCGGTAGGCGAGCGCCGCGGGGTGCTGGGCGAGCTCGTGCAGTCGGGCGGCTTCCCAGGTGCGGCGGCGCAGCTTGCGGACCTTGGTGGTGTCGAGGGTGAACGGCGTCTCGTCGTCCTGCAGCTCGGCCAGAAGGTGCGCCTCGGCGACCTCCTCGCGTAGGGCGCGGACGCGTTTGGTCTCGCCGTCCATCTCGGGCTGCTCACGCACCGCGGGGAGGGAGGCAGACGTTACGGCGGCGGCTTCGGCCAGGTGGCCTTCGATCGCTGCCAGGCCCTGCTCGACCTCCCCGGGGGTGGGCTCGGGCTGCGGCTCTGGGGTGTCGCACGTCATGCGATCTGCTCCGCTTCGATCTCGCGGCATGCCCGCAACAGGGGAAGGTGGTCGGCGAGGAAGTCCAGCACGGCGCGCTCCTGCTCCTCGGTCAGGTTGTCGAGAAACTCGCAGAACTGGGCGCGAGGGTTGTCGCTGGAGAGGACCAGGGACACGACCCTTCGACCGTCCGCCTGGTCTTCTGGCTGCGGGGCGAACATCAGGACCTCGCCCGGTCAGGCAGGTCGATGGGCGCATCGGCGCGGGTTGTGAGGACAACAAGGACATCAAGGAAGCGTTCAAAGGCCGCGATCTTCCGGGCCTGAACCGCGCGGTTTCGCTTCGAGCGGTCGCGCTTGCACGCCTTGCACTCCGAACAGCCCGTGTAGAAGGCGCTCTGCTCCCAGGGGCGCGAGCACGTGCGGCACGGGTCCTTCACTGGCGAACTCGACATCCCATCTCCTGACCATGAACGTTCCTTCATCTATGCGCATCTTCACGCATCAAGACGCATCCGTCAATGGTCAGTCAGGGGACAGGAGGGCGGTGCGCTTGCATAGACGCTGGTCAAGCGGAGATCGGGAACGTTCTTGACCGCAATGCCGGATCGGGAGATCCTTGCAAGTGCACGCCTACGTGCGAATACTTACGCCTAAGGAGTACGCCCATGGAGCGGTTCCGGAAGCTAGCTGGATCCCCCGGCAGCGACGGCCTCAACACCTGCCCGACCATCATCGAGGTGGTCGACAGCGAGGACCTCATCATCGTTCAAGGTCAACAGCTCGACGCGGAGACGCGACGCAAGCTGAACATCCCGGACGGTGAAGACGCCGTCGTCGTACCGAAGGATCTCTACCTCCGAGGGGCGCACAGGCTGACGGAGGATGAATGACGCCAGGAGATCTCTACCGCACGTGCCGAGCCTCGGCCTACCGGCTTGAGGTTCGGCAGCACTACATCGTCTCTGGGGACGCGGAGCGTCAGCGCGCCTTCCGCGCCGGGGAGCCGCTGCCGCCGCCACGGCAAGACAAGCAGGACGACCTTCGCCTCGTCGCCGGGCTACGGCAGGCGGGCAAGCAGATCGGCCGGGTGCACGTCGTATCCTGGCCGCTGTCCGACTACGTCCGCTACGAGCTCGCCGTGTACTCCGAGAACGTGGCGGCCGGCGAAGATGTGGCCATCGCCGATGTGTCGGCTCACCCTGACCTGGCCAGGCTGGACACGGACTTCGCCATCTTCGACGGCGAGACCGACGAACCCAGCGTGATCCTCTTCGACTACTCGCCAGAGGGTCGGCTGCTCGGCTATGGGCTTACCCGGGATCCTGGGGTCGTCAATCGCTGCTTGCGGCAGTACCAACTCGCCCGCGAGCATGCGGTCGCCCTGCAGGAGTTCACGGCGGCGCACCAGCAATGAGCGCCTTTCAGGACCGGCAGCGCGAGGAGCTCGCCGACGCGCTCAAACGGCTGCGAATCGCGTCGGGCCTGACCGGGTACCAGCTCGCCGAGCGGCTCAGCGTCGACCAAAGCACGGTCTCGAAGATCGAACGCAACAGGCAGCGGATCTCCCTCGCTCAGGTGGAATTGTGGTGCGACGCCACCGGCGCGCCCGCGGAACGTCGCAGTGAACTCCTGGCGCTGGCCGAGAACGTGCTCATGCGGCCCTCATCGTGGAACGCTGTGTCAACTACGGGCTCGACGAATTTCCAGAGCGAGACGCAGCAGATGGAAGCCGAAGCCGGCGCGCTCAGCTTCTACCAGCCGGCCGCCATCCCGGGCCTGCTGCAGACGGCGACGTACGCCCGCCAGATCTTCTCCTCGGGGCCAGATGGGGTCCCGGCTGACGTGGCGGAGCGAGTCCTGGGGCGCTTGGAGCGTCAGCGCATCCTCTACGACGAGCGGAAGCGGCTGCGGTTCGTCGTGCCGGAGGCCGTTCTCCGCTGGCCTTTCGGCCCGGTCGACGAGCACGCCGAGCAACTGGACCGGCTCGGCGAGATCCTCGGCCGGCCCAACGTCGATCTCCGGTTCCTGCCCATGGAGTCGAACCCGTACTGGCGGCTCGGCGGGTTCGTCCTGTTCGAGGACTTCGACGACCGGCCGCCGCTGGTGCACCTGGAACTGCTGAGCGGGCCGATCAACGTTGATGATCCGGATCAGGTCGGCATGTATCAACGGGTGTTCGGCAAGCTATTCGACGGGGCGGCGTCGGGTGACGCGGCCAAGGCGCTGCTGGCCCGCGTCATCGAGGACATGCGGCGAGGTAAACCCGAACTGTAGAAGCCGCGTCTCACTTACCGGCGCCCCGTACCCCACCTTCCTGGGGTGCGGGGCGCTCGCACGTCCTACGGCAGGTCCACGGCTGTGATCTTCCAGGCGCACGGCGAGGTGACCTCGAGGTGGAAGGTGCCGGCCGAGTAGAGCGGCGTCTTGTCCTCCCCCTTGTCTGCGAGCACGTTGACCGCGACATCAACCATGTTGTTCTGCGCGTCTTGGATGGCGACGATGAAATTGCCTTTGATGCCGAAGTTCGCGCAGTCGAAGGTGTAGCGCAGCTCCCACGTCGCGTCGGCGGTGAACTGTGCGGTGTTCTTGGTGCCCGACCCCTCGGCGGATATCAGGACGACGGGCTCGGCCGGCTTGGACTGCTCCGTCTGCTGGGCGGGCTGCTCCGCGGGCTGCTCGGCCGCCTTGGGCTGATGCGAGGTGCGGGTCTCGGCTGGCGCGGCCACGGGCTGGGGGGTTCCGCTGCTGCCGATGACGGCGACGGCGGCTGTGCAACTGAGCAGAATCGCCAGGGGAAGGCCGACCACGAAGATCCAGAACAGCGGGCTCTTGCCATTCTTGGGCGGCGGGGAAGGATAGCCATACCCGGGAGGCGGGCCGTAGTGGGGTGGCTGACCGGGAGGACCTTGCTGGTACGCCATGGCTGACTCCGGGGGTGGCTGGCTGTGTCGTACCGTTGACGGATAGTGCGCCCCTGCGGGTTACCGTGGTCACGGTCGGAAATCGGATCGTTAACGTTCCACTCCCGGGCAGTGTTGGTGGTATCCGTACATAGAGTGACCTAAATGTCAAGAACACACCTATACTCCTGGTATGCCTAAAGCTGCGATCTACTGTCGGCTCAGCTACGCCCCTGACGGCTCGGTGGAGAAGGTGGAACGCCAGGAAGCCGACTGCCGCCGG